GCAGAAGGCAAGGTAGAGGTTACTGAAAGATATCCTTCTAAGATTATAAGAAAAGATGGGGTGTTATTAGTAGAATTCAATGATTATTATACTGATGTTTTAAAGAAGAAGAATGGTAAAAATGTAAGAATAATAGTGGAGGAAATGAAAGAGGACTAATGGGAGTACCTTGGACTAGAGATATGGTTAAATTTTTGTTTGGTAATAAACAATCAAATGATAAACAAATTAACAAGTTACTGATAGACCAGCTAGAGAGGTTGGAAGGTGTACTTGGATTATATAATTGCCAGTTAGGAGGGAAGAATTGCAATTTCCAGCGGAATTGTCATCGCTTGATAAGAGAAGAAATAAATAAATTAAGAAAATCAGAAAGCGAGGTAAAATGAAATATTTTACAAAAGAATATATTGAGTTATGTAAAGATGAGAGAATACAAAGGCTAAAAAAGAGGCTTAGATATGGCGATTGGTATATACCAAATATACCAAAAGAGTGCTCTGGTGAAGTAACGCTAAACCCGACACCAAACGTAATTGGTAGTTGGGATTTAGAAACTACAGTTAGTAATAATAGACGAAATATAATCTGGTTGCCCACTGGCGAGCAACTGGATGAGGAAATAATTAAAATAGTTAGTACAAGTTTTGATGTCTATAGATGTGCTTATTCTTGCAGTGAGATAATGGAAAAGTACTCGTGGCACGTGCAGGGCGTAGGAGAAGTTACGATTAAATATACCTATAAGAACAAAAATCCTCTAGTAGGAAAGATAAAGTTGTTAAAGAAACTAAAGGAGGAAGAAAGTGAGGAGAAATGAATAATTTAGAGAAGAAATTTTATAGGTATCTTGTAGATAGACCTTTTCTATTCATAGACCCGCAGATGAATAGGAAAATAGCTAAAGCTCTTGCAAAAATAGCTGTAAGAGAATTAGATTCTACGAAATTAATTGAAACAAATGCAAACAATGTAAGGGAAGTAATAGCAGAAGGAAAGATGGTTAAAAACATATTATATTTTCCCAGGGGTGGAACTTCTGAGGGGGTAATGTTCTCAGGGGCGATTTTTAATAAATATGATGGTAAAAAAATTAGATTAATAATAGAAAGTGAGAAGAAATGAGGTATACCAAGAAGCTAAATATTTGCAATAAAGTGAGGTGTGAATGAAATGCCAGGTAATATTATAAAAATTAATAATTTTGATAATTTGGAATGGTATGTTGGGGATAGTAAGATGGAATATTTGATTAAAATTTTAAATGAAATTGGATTTAAGAGAGATAAAAACTTAGAAAGCAGGAAGAAAAGTAAATTAGAAAAAAAGGATAGAGGAATTAAAACAGGAAAGAAACCAGAAAGAAACCAAAATGAAGACCCAGGAGAATATTATAGCTCGGAAGCAGAAGCAGAAGAAAAGGCAAAATATGAAGCCGAAATGCAAGCCCAAGAGGAAGCATATAAGCAAGCAGAATGGGAAGCACGTCAGGGATATGAAGAATATTAAAAAGGAAGCGAGGAGAAACAATGGTTTTAAATTGCAGGTACGGAAAGGCTGTATCTATACCGGATAACTCGACGTTTGCACCAGATAGTTCGACGCTTTCTTGCGAAGATTGTTATAAAAGTGAATACCAGAAATGCCCTGTGTGCGAAGGTAGAGGTATAGTACCTTGGAATTTTTACTCAGTTTCGGAGGAGCAGAAAACTACTGCAGTTAATTTAATTCCTGAGACCTGTAGAACCTGTGGAGGGCGTGGAATAATTCCAAGACCTTAAGAAGGACAGGAGGAGAAGATGATTAAACGAATAGTGTTGGTAAGAGGTAGAGTAGAACATGAAGAGGGTACGGGTGCATATTGGATTGTGGATGATGATGGGTATGGTACGTTCCCTGATGAAGTTCTCAGCTTTTACGGCCTTAAAAACTACAATGGCAAAAAGGTAAAAGTAGTTTTGGAAGTAGAAGAAGTTCAAGCGTTAAAGAAAAAGAGGAATTAAAAAGTCAACTAAGTGAGGGAGAATGAAACTAATAAGTTTTAAAGACAATGGAAGTATTGTATTTGTTAATCCAGAAAAAGTATGTTCTCTTGAAGAAAGAGAAGCTGGAAGGGAAAATGGAACAAAAATACAGTTTTACAATCATGTAATATTTACAGATGAACCAATTAAAAAGGTCCAAAGGAAGTTACTTTATACAAACAAAGAGAGTTAATATTAGAAAGTGAGGAACGATGAAAAAAGTTTATATAGTAACAAGCGGAGAATATTCAGATTATGGGATACACGCAGTATTCTCAAAAAAGGAATTGGCAGAAAAATTTGTAGAGCTCAAGAACAAGATTGGATATTTTGGATATACAGGAGCATTTATAGAAGAATATGATTTGTACGATTCAGATATGAATTTTCCTAATTATCCAAAAGATAAGAATCATTACGCTGTAAGGTTGGAATTACAAACTGGAAAAACAATATTTGTTAGTCTAACGGGAAGAAACCTAAATAGGAAAACAACTTATATCTTGGATAAAGATTATGAAGGTATTAAATTTTTAGAAGTTTATTGTTGGGCAAAATCAAAAGAGCAAGCTAAAAAAATAGCAACCGACATTAGGACAAGGGTGTTGGCAGAAAGAAGTGATTTATGAAAATGAAATATTTTACAAAGAAGTACATAGCTAAATGTAATTGTAAGGAAATACAGAAGTTAAGACCTCAATTGAAAGTTGGAGATTGGTATAGTGATAGAGAAGATTTTGAGATATATTTGTTTGATGAAGATTGCAGAAGGTTTGAAGAAGAGACTAATGGATTTGCTGATAGAGAGGATTTAATCTGGTTGCCCTCAGGAGACCAGTTAGATGAGGAGATAATAAAGATAGTTAAAAAAAGAAATTTACAATACGGGATTTACTATTTTGCTGATAATTGCGAAGTAACAGTTTATAGTTATAAATATATTCCAAATATTTCAAATACAAATCCTCTGATAGCTAAAATAAAATTGTTGTTAGAGTTATTGGAAAGTGAGGAAAAATGAAGGCAATAATAGCAGATTATAAAGATATATTAAAAAGATTAGAAGAGGAGACAAAATTAGAAATACCAGAACAGATGAAAAGTAGTATAAAAGGAGCATCTATATCAGTACAGTTACCAGATTGGATGGAGAAGGGTATTAAAGAGATAGCAAAAAAGCTCTCTGAAAGCGAGAAAGAAGTGCTAAAAGTTATGTTTGGGAAGACGTTGGAGTTATTTTTGTTTAACCTAATAGTTGTATGTATGCCTAGTAATTCTGCTTTGTATCTAAAAGTACAGGAATTTGAAGAAATATTGATGTATGAACTGACTAAAACCTTATCAGGGTTAGTAAGATTTTATTAGAAAGGAGGTAAATAGTGTGGTGGGATAAAGATGTGAAAGTGAATATAATTGTTTTTTGCGATTTGTTGTTTACGCTACTTGTTTTGCTGATATTATTAATCTTAAAATGTGAGGGTGTGTTATGAATAAACTCGGGGTAGTTCATTCTGGCTATCATCCTATTATTCCTCTGGGTAATCGTATATGTCTCAGGATGATGCTGGATGACTATAATAAAGGTAATTTCTTAGCTCGTCGCCGTTGTGATTATGATGATTGGGCTAAATATGTATATTTAGATATGAGAACGTATAAACAGCAAATTGAAGATGCAATAAAATCTGACCCTAAAGAGATATTTTTAGTCATTGACCCTCGCGGTTGTGACGTGAAAGGGATGATAGATTTTACAGCTTTTTTGAAGGATTATTTTAGGCTGGCAGGTTATAGTGGTGAGTTAATCTTCTCATTTGTGAATGAATCTCTAGAGCGTTTTAGTGTTTCAGAGGTACATAATATTAATAGATATATGAGTACGTTTATGAAAAGTTGGTATAACGTCTCGCTTGCAGTTGGTGAAATGGCTTGTAACTTCTTTGATTACTACCGGTCATTTTTGAGGTGCGATTATAGTTATGATTATATCTCGTTTCATACAGATAATGCTTGTAACGTTCGCACTTTGCGTCACTTCCTGGAAATCTTCCCAGGAGGTACAAAATTTATAAACAATAAGCATTGTTTTTTCTATGGCTCAGAGAAGCTCGGATATAATAATCTCTCAATTGTAAGACAGTTTGAAAGTTACACAAAGTATATGCTCTCAAATGGACGCATAAAATCAATCTATGTCTGCATGCCTTATCACACAAAAGGTGCTGGGAAATATGAGTTTTTAGGTCTAAACCTCGTTGACACAAAGTCTGGTAAGGTATATGAGACTGTAGCGTGGAAAGTGCTAAAAAGATATGAATAAGATAGAATTGGAGGTTATAAAATGAACAAATTTAAGTTTTCTTGGCAAAAAAGAAGAGCATTGATTAGCGTAGTGAAAACTTTTGTGATTTACATTATGCTGGTTGCGCTAACTATATCAATTTGTCTAAATTACTTGGGTATAAGCGGGAAATTTAGTTTGGCAAGATTGTCGGATAATAAAACTAAAAGTTTTGATTCCCAAAAGATTAAAGAAACAATCAGAGACGTAAGAATAAAATACGTGAAGCGGGAGATACCATATTATTTTGATAATGAGGGTAACAAGTGGAGAGAATTCACGGTAACCGCTTATACTGCTAATGACCCTACTTATCCTCAAGGGACGAACAATATTGTAGCTGCAGGGTTTGATGTAAACAAACCATATATGTCCAAGCTTCCTATTGCAGCTTCTAACTGTATTCCACTCTATTCTGTTGTAGAAATAGAAGGAATGGGTGCTTTTATAATCTTGGATAGAGGATTAGGTTATAAAACAGAAGATGGTTGGGAAGACGAAAATTGGATAGACATTCTATTTAAGGATAAAGAAAAAGCATTTAAGTTTGGAAAGCAGAGATTAAAGGTAAGAGTAATAAATGAGGGAGTTATTTTTAAGGAGGAGGAGGAAAAATGAGCATTAAGATGGGAGAGAGTAACAAGTACGGGCATAAACCAGTAGGGTACTTCGGGTCTTATGATGAATACAGTGAGCAGTTCAGATATGCAAGAGATGAGTGTGGAAACATCCTTTATTGTAGTGTCTGCGGTAAGAAGATAGAAGCACTTTCCCACGCCATAGATGATGATGGCGCCCACTTACATACTAGCTGTTATAAGGAGAAAACAGTCTAAATTCACAGAAAAAATTTTCAAAAAATTTTTGAAAAAGGGGTTGACTTTTGTAGTTTTTTCCCTTATAATAATAATAAGAAGAATAAGAAAAGTTCATTGAAAAACACAAATAAGGAAGTAAGAATAAAGAGGAAAAGCCAAAGGGGAAGCACCAGAGGCAAACTAATCAGAGTGGAAAGGCTTACAAAGCGGAGTGTCATAGGTAAATAGATAATAATATTGAAGGTTGGGTACTCTAAGCGGTATCCCTCCTTGAGTATTATTAAATTAAAGGAGGAAAAATGAAAGAAGCAAGAAAAGAAAGTAAAAAAGTAAAACAAGGATTCCAGGAAATTAAAGACACAATCAATCACTGCGCTCTATATCAAGGTAATAGAAAAGATATGGGAGTATTACTGAACAAGGTAATTGAATATTGTCAGATATTAAAAACACAAATGAGAGTTTAATAATTTGAAGGTTGAGCATTAGAAATAATGCTCTTCCTTGAGATTATTAAAATTGTGAAAAGGAGATTACGATGAATTTAAAAGAGAAAAATGAAACTCTGTTGAGAACACTAAAATCAAAAAGAAATCGAGCTAGAGATGACTTAATTAGCAGTGCTAAATGGTTGGTTAGAGACTTACAGGCTATGATTAAAGAATTGGAAGAAAATCCTGAAGCCAGGTTCTACAAGAGACGGCCTGTCCAAGGAGCAGGAAGTTCCATAGATAGTGAAGCCGTTACATTAGCAGCATTAGATGATATGATAGCTCTTATTGAATGGTTGAATAGTTGAGTGAAGAAGATAAATAATTTGAAGGTTGAGCATTAGAAATAATGCTCTTCCTTGAGATTATTAAAATCAAGGAGGTATAAAATGAAAGGTATACAAGAATTTGAACTCGATTATGAAGAAGCAAAGAGATATTTTTCATCCGATGTTGATGTACCGGAACTTCTAGAAAGTCTCACACCATACGAAAGAGAAGGCTATCGTCTCATTATTATTGTAGACCATGACAGAAAAACCGCAGAATGGGCAGATGGGCATTTCTGGGAGAACACCGAACATCTACCCCAGCTTGGAAGCGGAATTGACAACGCCGTTTATACCGAGGATGACTATGATGGTGTATGCACATTTTTGCGTGAAGAGAAACTGTTGAAATAATTTGAACTTTGCCTCCAGGAATGGAGGCTTAGTTGAGATTATTAAAATTAAGGAGGTAAAAGATGAAAATAGAAAGAGAAGACATATTGGAGATTCGGACGTGCTTTAAAGAGTCTCAAGCGTTAGAAGAAAAAAGGAAAATCGAACGGCAGGGTCATGAAGTAGTATTAAAAAGACGGAACCTTGATTTTGATGACCCAAGAATGCCAAAGTGCTTAATTGAGTTGATAGTATTAAAAAGTAAAAAGGAGGTAAAAGATGGATATTGACGGATTGTATCCGTATGCTCTTGGACTTGTTATAGTAGGTATCATAATTTTATTAATAATACTCCGTTGAAGAGGTTTGAAATGAAAACTAAAAAGCAGGTACAGGCACGGTACTGTAAATGGTGTAAAAAATACGGCTATCATAGAGATAAATTTTCACTGTTGTGGTTTTTTAATAGATATTATCAAGTCCAAAAAGATAATGACAGCTACTTTGTTTTTTATCACGGCCGTCGGTATAATTTAAATGATATATTAGACGAGTTTGTTAGGAGGTAAAAATGAAGAGATATAAATACACAACAATCAGTAGCGGGATTGTCAAAACAATTACTGATGTGTATAGACTAGAAGAGGTTTTTAAAAAGCAAACTGATAAAAAAGTATTCACACTTAAAAAAGGTACTTACATTGAAAATATCAACGAAGAAAAGTTTTACGTATTAGGATATGAATATAAGCCAGCCTGGAATACGTACCATTGGTTCTTAAATCTATATAACACAATCTAAAATTAAAGGAGATAAAAGATGAATTATAGAGGAATAAAATTTGTAACATGTCCGTATTGTAAGGCGGTTATTCCTATACCTGACCTACTTGAGAAGCTTGATAAAATTTTATGGCAGGAGCATACACACATGTGTAGTTTGGAATGCCCACACTGTCATAAAAAAAGTAGAAAGCTATATTATGCTTGCATTAAGATTAAGAATATGTAAAAAGGAGGAAAATGAAGATGGAAATAGAAGAAGTAAAAAGTGAGTACCAAAAGCTGAAGAAGCTATTTTTCGGCAGTAGAGTCCCTAAAGTTGAAAAAGTAAGATTCGAAATCAGTAAAAGATTAACTACAAATGCAGCATGTTGTTGGAAACCTCACAGGTTGATAAAACTCTCGTACTGGTACATTAAGAATTACATTGAGAAGGGTGAGGATAGCTTAGGTCAGCTTCTTGCGCATGAAATGATTCATCTGTACACCGAAGGAGGACACGATAGAGATTTTAAGAAAGAAATGAAAAGGATAAATAGGTTGGCAGAGAGGAAGCTAGGAATACCTGATTATGTTACCAGGTATTCTTTAGGGAAGGCGAAGAAACCCAAACCTAAGAAGGAATACCTATAAAGATGTTCAGAATACAAGGTTCAAAAAAGAATGTATGAAGGAGGTAAAAAATGAGTGATATTAAACAATGCGATATCTGCAAAAAGGAAATTAAGGATTATTATTATGTAGTGAACATGTATAAAGCAAAAGTCGGGCAACTTTTTTATTTGGCAAAACCGCAGATTTATATTGAGATTTGTTTTAATTGTTTTAAAAAAGGTATTACATTGGCATATTCAGATTTTAGAAAGCGTGTTAGTATAAGGCGATAACAATAAAAAAGCGCATACTCATTCAAGTACTTGATTGAGTTAAGTTGCGCGGGAAAATTGAGGAGGGTAAAATGAGAACATTTTGGGTACCAAGGTATAAATATCAGTTGTTGTTATGGTTTAAAGAGAATAGACCGGACTGGAACCAAAGTGAGTTACGTAAGAAGAAGAAAAATGAACTGTATGCAATCTTCTTTAAGACTCGAAAGAAAGGAGGCGTTAAATGACAAAACTGACAAAACTGACAAAACTGCAGATTGAGATGGAAAAGGACAAGGAAACAAAAGGAGCTGTAAGATACTCAGATAAAGGAACTCCATATCCAAAGAGTATTTACCTGAGAAAAGAAGAAGCTGAGGTTCTGGGAAATCCGAACAAAATCCTTGTTAAGATTAGTCCAATTGAGTAAGTTCATTATCAATTAAAAGAGAAAGGAGATTAAGATGTCAAAGACATTTGACGTTAAAGGTGAAGACTGTGTAAAAGAAACGTTTGAGTTTGCTGGCTCTGCCCGCTCTTTTAAAGAAGTGGAAGAAGTAATGAAGAAACTCTACAACGGGAGCCGGCTGGAACTCACATTGCCTGAAGGTCTTGACGGTCTGTTTGAAGAGCTTAGGGAGCACGAGAAAGCCCGACCAGAAATGGATGGTACAGCGGATGCGATTGAGGAGTATATAAGAATACTCCTGCAGCAGGTCCTAATGGTTTTAGTTGCTGGGGTTGTTGTAAACCCAAAACTCCTTTTTAGGCTCAAGGCAGCTATATCTGTTGTAATAGATTCTGTAATAGAGCCTTGATTTTGTTCTTTTAACAAGTTATAATTATTATAGAAATAAGGAGGTGTGGAATGAATAAGAGTGTGATATTAACCTTAGCTGTTATCCGAAAAGAGAAGAAAATAACGCAGATAGAACTAGCTCAAGCTGCAGGAGTTTCTCAACCAGAGATATCATACATAGAGAACTCTTATATTTCTCCGAACCAAGAAATTCTAAAAAAGATTGCCAAAACTCTTAGGTTTAAAGGCAATCCTGAAGACCTCTTACTTCCTTATGAGAGATATTTAAAGGAAGTAAAAGTTTGAGACAATTGAGACAAGAAAGGAAATTACAATGACAGCTATAGTATTACTATCCGGAGGGATGGATAGTACAACGGTTGGAGCTCTGGCCGTAAAGAACCACGGAGCAAAAAATGTGATTGGACTGACTATTAATTACGGACAAAGGCATCAAAAAGAGATTAGCTCCGCGAAGAAAGTTGCGAAGTTCTTAGGGATTCTCTTATGGCAGGAGATAGTAATCCCGGATATTTTCAAGGGGTCAGATAGTTCCTTAATCAACTGGAGAAAGGGAGTTCCCGAGAAGTCTTATGCTGAAATTCAAGGAGTTTCTCCAACATATGTACCTTTTCGAAATGGAGTTCTTCTCTCGAGCGCAGCGGCAGTAGCTTTGAGTCAAGGAGCCGACTTGATTTACTATGGAGCTCACGCTGATGATGCTGCTGAGTGGGCTTACCCCGACTGTACTCCCGAGTTTAATGGAGCAATAGGCAGCGCGATTTATGTTGGGACTTATCACCAAGTCCGTCTCATAGTTCCATTCCAGTACTTAACAAAAGCTGAAATTGTTGAAGTAGGAGTTCAGCTCGGTGCCCCATTCCATTTAACCTGGACTTGTTATAACGGGAAAGAGAAAGCCTGCGGGAAGTGTTCAGCTTGTTTAAGCAGGCTTGAGGCTTTTTCAAAAGCAGGAGTTGCGGACCCGATTGAGTACGAAGGAGGAAGACATGCTTGTAAATGAAGAATTTACATCCATTCAAGGCGAAGGGCCTTCTTCTGGCAGGGTTACCTATTTCATACGTACAGCCGGTTGCAATCTACGTTGCAATTATTGTGATACAATCTACGCTCAAGACAAGAGCTCAGGATATGTAGCACAAATTAGCTCTTTAGTCTCCAGGGTAATAGATTCTCAAGCCAGCTATGTATGTATTACAGGTGGTGAGCCACTATTACAAGCAGCGAGTACGTTAATTCTCATAAAGAAGTTAGTTGCCAAGAAGCCATCTATAAACATTGTACTTGAGACTAATGGTGAGGTGATAATTCCGTCTGCGTTGTTTACTCAGGGGTTACAAGTACAAGTCGTTATGGATATAAAAACTCCAGGCAGTGGGAACAAGAATATTAGAATTTATAAAGAAAACCTGCCAAAATTGAGGGATACTGGTGTAGTAAAGTTTGTAGTAACTAGCTTGGATGATATGGCTTTCGTAAGAGAGGTTCTGCAGCTATATAGGAAGTTTCTCCCTCCTGTTTATATTTCACCGGTTTGGGGGGATAAGAAGCTAATGCAAGATGTAGCAGCTTTAATGGTCAAAGATAGCGCGTTTAGACATTGTATTTTGCAAACCCAATTACATAAGGTAATTTGGGGCTCAAAAAGGAGGAGAGTATGAAAAAGATAACACTAACTACTGAAGCTATTAGACAAGGGTTGAAAGCCTTAGGGGTTGACCTTAATGACCCGAATTTTGTTGATACCCCTAAGAGGATTGCTACATATTTGTCTGAGTACATTTCACCGCGAGAAGAAATTGATTCACAGATTCGGAAGTTTACAAAAGCCAGATTCCCTTCAACAAATAATGAGATGGTGATTGTACCGGGGATTCAAGCATCTTCTCTCTGCCCCCACCATCTACTTCCGGTTTTGTATAGGGTAAGTGTCGGGTACATTCCGAAGAAGTATGTTATTGGACTATCGAAGATAGCCAGGTTTGTTGTAGTGATGGCCAAGTACCCATTTCTTCAGGAAACTTATACCGAGGTTCTGGCAGACGCTCTATATAAGGAGCTCGAGTGTTTAGGAAGTATCGTTATGATAAAAGGAGTGCACATGTGTATGGTAGCTAGAGGTATTAAGCAGAATTCAGCAGTTATAACAAGTTCTCTCAAAGGGATATTCCGCGACAACCCTAATGCAAAAAGCGAGTTCTTAAGCTTGATTAGGTCTTACGAAGATAGAAGAATTTAGGAGGGAGAGGCGAGGAAAAATAATGGTGCAGAAAGACGGATTTTTAACAGTATATAATATGGAAAAAGAAGCTGATAGAAAACAATATAGAGAAAATATAAAATATAAAAAAATGGAGAAGCTTTTAGATAGCTTTGTAGAAAAAGTAGTTAATCATAAACTATTAGACTATGATGTAATGTTTAAAAAACTAAAGAAAATTTTTGAGGAGGAGTAAAGTGTCATTTGCGTATATTATAAGAGCGACCGGAGCCGTAGCTCACAAGCTCGAGAGTTACAAGGGACCCTGCCGAAATTTACACGGGCACACTATAAAAGCTGAGGTTGAATTTACTCATCTTGGACGGACATTACCAAAGGATAACATGTTTGTGGATTTCAAAAAGTTGAAAGGAATTTTGAAAGCAGTTATCCCGGACCATGTGTACCTCAATGAGTTGTATGAGACCGAAAATCCTACGGCCGAGTTTCTTGCAAAAAGGATATACAGAGATATAGAGAGGCTGTTAAGGAAAGATGAGGATTTATATGTACTTGAGGTCGAGTCTGTGACAATTTGGGAAAGTGAAAAAGCAGGAGTTACGTATAGAGAATAGGAGGTATCTTGAAACTGTTAACCCTCGATACAGGGGGAATAACCGGATTTGCTATCTTTCAGGACGGGTATTTGGTTAACTACGGTGAGTTTCCGACTTGGGAGGGTCTTCCGGTGCTTATTCCTGAGTCAGACCTTGTTCTGTATGAGGAAATTAGAGTTGCTCGTGCGTCATTTAACCCGATTGGGTTAGAGGTTATAGGAGTAGTTAAGTTCCTTTGTGAAAGAGCTAAGGTTAAATATACAAGCCAGTTCCCTTCTCAGATAAAAGGAGCTTATCAATGGCCGATGTACGACTTTTCAGAAATCAGGTCACAGCATATAACTGATGCTATTTGTCATGGAATTGTTTACTTAGGTCTCGAGAAGGCAAAGATTCCTCAAAAATTTTTAAAATAAAGTACTTGATTTCGTTTCCTTAACAGGTTATAATTATTATAATATGAGAGGAGGTCAAGGCAATTGAGTATTATACATGTTACGGAAAGGTCCCGGTTCAAATTCTGTAGACGGTTGTGGGACTATAGTTATAGGCAGAATTTGTTTCCAAAAACTGAACCCAGAAACGCGCTTTGGGTTGGGAGAGGTGTTCATGTTGGACTTGCAGCGTATTACAGAGGTGAAGACCCTATTAAAGCAATATCAAGCTGGTTAGAGGAGGTTGTTCCAGAAGAAGCTTTTAGGGACTTTACATCCGAGGATGTTCGAGATTATCAAGAAAAAGTCAAGTTAATGGAGGTGATGTTAAAAGGATATATTGATTTTGCTAAAGCTAACGATGATTTTGAGGTAATTGCTGTTGAAACTCCTCTGCAGGCTCGAATTCCAAGAACCTATAACTATCTTGTCGGGACTTTAGACCTACTTGTAAGAAGAAAAGGAAAGCTCTGGGTAGTTGACCATAAAACAGTTGGGTCTTTTGTTGAACCTAACGTTTTAGAGCTCGATGACCAAATGACAGCGTATCTATGGTTGGTTTGGACTGTTTACGGAGAGATGCCTATGGGTGCTATTTATAACCAGTTAAGGAAGAAAGTCCCTACCACTCCTTTGAGGCTTAAGTCCGGCGCTTTGTCGAAGGTCAAATCAGTAGATACTACTTATAAAGTTTATCTAGAGACTATTCTTGAAGAAGGACTGGACCCAAAAGATTATGGAGAGGTACTGGAATTCTTGAAGCAGAAAGGAAACACCTTCTACAAAAGAGAGCTTATTCCAAGGAATCCTAATGAGCTTACTTCTTTTATGGAGAATTTAGTTTACGAGTCAAGAGAGATGAGAAGTCCTTCTACAGCAATATACCCAAGCTCAACAAAGGATTGCGTTTGGGCGTGTCCCTACAGAGTTCTCTGCAAGGTAGAAAATGAGAAAGGAGATGTTGAAGCGTTGAAGGATGTTTTATTTATAAAAGAGGAAGGAAGAAGGAGGTAAAGAGATGATTATACAAAATCCACTGAAGTTAATAGTTTTCGGGCCAACCGGGCACGGGAAGACAACACTACTTGCATCTGCTACTAAGATGAAGGACCAAAGACTTGCTCCGACCTTGCTCCTTGATTTCGAAGCCGGAGTACAGTCAATTGAATCACTGGTGCACAAGATTTCTTTGGAAGACCTGGCTAATAAGAAGGTCAAGCCTTCAGTTGATAGGGTTGATGTGGTTAAGATTAAGTCCTGGAGTGATTTTGACATTGTGTACGAGTATCTAGCTACTAATGAAGATAACCCTTACAGGTCTGTTGCGCTTGATAGCTTGTCAGAAATGAACTACCTAAACCTTACAAGCATTGTTGAGACTGGAGTTCAAACTAATCCCAGACATGACCCAGACATTGCTTACCAAGATGATTATCTGAAAAGTGCTGCGCAGATGAGAAAGCTAATCAGGTACTTCCGAGACCTGCCAATGCATGTCTTCTTCTCAGCTGCGGTTAAACAAATGACTGACCCAAGAACTAAACAGACTCAGTATTGGCCTTCTCTAATCGGCCAGCTTGCGCTTGAGATACCTGGACTACTCACAATTGTTGGTTATTTAGCTGTAGTTACAGAGGTTAAGGAAGGGCAGGAAGTTCAATATAGAGCTCTGTTTACTCAACCAACAGAAGGGATTATAGCTAAGGACCGAACTGAAGGCGGTAAGTTGGGAGGGATGGTAGTCGAGCCCACACTCCCGAAGATTTTAGATTTAGTAAGTAAATAAAAGGTAAGAAGGAGGTAAAGAAAATGATAAAAGTAAATTTTTCTGAAGTTGGAACTTTTGAGCCGATTCCCGGAGGAGTTTATAAACTCCAGCTTGTGGGAGCTGAAATCAGGGAGAGTCAGAGGTCTGAATACCCTTATATTAACTGGACCTTTGAGATAAGGGAAGGAGACTTTCAAGGGAGAAAAATATGGCATACAAACAGTCTAACTCCTGGTGGAGGTCCTGCCTATTATCTCCAGAGAACTCTTGTAGCTTTAGGGGTTGACCCTGATTCTCTAAAAGGAGAGGTAGAGTTCCCAGAAGGCTTTTTTGAAAGTCTCGTTGGGGCTGAGTGTCGTGCAGTAATTATCCAAGAGGCTTATGCAGGAGGGATTGTGAATAAAATTAAGGATTTTGCTTTTGACTCTGGGCAGAAGGTTCCTCTTAATAAAGGGTCTCAGGCAGCGGTTCCAAAAGGTTTAGGACCTACAAAGTCACCGAGAATCAAGATTCAATAGGAGAAGAGATGAAAATTACAGATTCTTATTTCAGTAGAGACAATCTTCAGTCTGACTTCCTAAAAAAGGTTGAAGATATAAAGAATCGAGCTGAATCAATCCTGGTAGAAAGAGGCAAAGGGTATAATAATGATTTTTCAATTCCCGAGTACTTCATTCATGGTATACAGGATTGCATCTTTGAGATTTACAAGAAGGTTATGAGAGCCGAGAGTCTCTCTAAAGTCCAGAACTATAGAGAGACTCTGGACAGTTTCATTGATATCATTAATTACGCAGCCTTTGCTGGAGCTTTGGTTTTAATGATAGAAGAACAGCACAAGGGAGAAGGAAAGGAGGAGCAATGCAGCTTGCTGTAATAACCCCAATTCATTTTCTCGAGTGGTTGACCCGTTACGGAGACAGATACCATTTGATTCTCCCTCATGTCGCAGAGAGCTCAGTTGCTTACATTAATTTCTATCAAACAAGAATCCGAGAAGGAGACTTTGTTATCTTAGACAACTCTGCGCATGAGATGGGCGAAGCAGGTTCTTTAGACTTGCAAATTTCACTTGCAAAGGAAATCAAGTGCCAAGAAATAGTTTTACCAGACCGTCAGTTCTTTGGAGATGATACTTTGGAAAGGTCTATTGAAGCATACCACCGTATCCGGGAAGAGCTCCCTGGTATTAGAATTATGGGAGTTCCTCAAGGACGAACGTTCCGGGAATTCTTGGTTTGTTTAGAAGGTCTTCTGGAACTCGGGGTTGATACAATAGGAATCCCTAAAGCTCTTGAAGGCTGGGATGGAGGGATTCCCGTTTTAGTCTTCTCAACTATTTTGGCAGCTAGGAGACTCAACCGAGACGTTGCCATTCACCTTCTGGGAATTGGAAGGAATTTCTCTCAATTCTTTGAAATCGCAAGCAATGACTGGCTATCTTCTCATATTAGAGGGGTTGATAGTTCAAAACCTATTGTGTATGCAGCTGGTGGACTTGTGTTGAACTCTAATCCTCGCGGAAGTCAGCCCAAGTACCCTACACGGCAGGTAAACTTCTTTGAGTTGACTGATATAGATATTGAGGCTGCAAAGAGAAATATACTTATTATGAAGAAGTGGGCTCGAGGTAAGAGGGTGAGTTCTCTTGAGATGTAAAGAGTGTCCATTAAATGGAAGACCAAAAGTCCCTGGAGTTGGAACCAAGAAAGATTTTGTGGTAGTTGGAGAGGCTCCAGGACAAATGGAAGCTAAACTCGGAAAGCCTTTTGTAGGGAAGGCAGGGCAGATTCTACGGATGACTCTCCAAGAAGCAGGTATTAAACCCGAATCTATCTGGATAACAAATGCCTGCCTCTGCCACCCTCCAGGTAATGCAACTCCCGATAGTTTAGCTATTGAATGCTGCAGAGATAGGCTTTTTGAGGAGATTCGAGGGTGTAAGAAGCTTCTACTGGTTGGGGCTATAGCAGCTCAATCAGTGGCTCCTGAACGATTGCCTATTACAACAAATCGAGGGAGAGTTTTTTGGATTGAAGAACTCCAGGCTCACGCAATTATAACTTGGCATCCCGCTAAGATTCTCCGAGTTCCTATAGATTTCACAGACTTTGCAAAAGATGTAAAGAAAATAGTTGACTTTGACTCTGAGAACGTTATTGAACACAAAATACCGGAGATTAAAGTCTGTAGAAATATTATGGACGTTCTTGAAATGATTGAAGATGTTAAACGCGATGGTAGGTTTGTTTGTGATATTGAAACAACGGATTTAAACCCTCTGGTTGGTGAAATCTTACTGATAGGGATTCAATCAAGGAAAGAAAAATGCTATCAGATACCCGGAGAACTGCTTAGAAATAAATTTGTAGTCTCTAAATTGAAAGAGCTTTTTGAATCTCCTATAATCTCAGGCGGTCAAAATGTAAGCTTTGATGCTAAGTTTCTAAACTACAAGCTTGGGATTCAGTGGGAACCTCAGATTGATACGATGCTTGCTCATTATACCTTAGACGAAAGGCGAGGCGGGCATAGGCTCGAGGAGATAGCCCGAGATTACTATGATGCTCCAGATTACACTCTTCCGGTTAAACAATTTCTCAGAGATTTGAGAGCGGAGAGACTAAAGGAGATTCGGCTTGCAAAGAAGTCTAATCTCGAGCCTCCTGAGTATGTAGAACCAAATTATAAGGATTTACCTTTTGAAATGTTGTCAAAATATAATGCTTTAGATACCTATTACACTCTACTTCTCAGTCAAGATTTAGTTCGAGATATGGAGAAAGATGAAGTTAGAGATGTTCACGATAAAATCTTGGTTCCTGCTTCTTTGGCTCTTAGCCAGATTGAGTTGGTAGGGGTACGACTTGATATCGAATATTTGGCAAGCCTGCAAAACCAAATAAACCAGCAACTGGGTAGTATTCTACTAAAGCTTCAAGAGGTTGCAGGCCCTAAGTTCAACCCGAATTCACCAAAACAGGTAAGCGAGTTTTTGTATGGCAAACTTAGGTTGAAAGGAACTTCGACAAATAAAAGAGCCCTCAGACAGATGGCTGACCAGCACGAAGCTGTGAAACTTATTTTAGAATACCGCAAGCTCCAAACCCTAAAAGGGACATTTGTTGAAGGTCTTTTAAGTAAAGTCTCTCCAGATAGTCGAGTTCACGCTGATTTCCTTCTCCATGGAACGGTTACGGGAAGGCTTTCAAGCCGCAATCCGAATCTTCAGAATATCCCAGCTCTGGTCGGCCCTTTAATTCGGGATGCTTTTGTCGCAACTCCAGGATGGGTACTTGTTGAAGCTGATTATAGCCAACTAGAACTCAGGTGTGCAACTTACTATAGTGGAGATGAACTCCTAACAAAATACTATAAAGAAGACAAAGATGTACATAGAATGGTAGCTTCAGAGGTGTTTAATATCCCGGCAGAAAAGGTAACAGAACGCCAACGCCATGTAGCTAAATTTATTGATTTTGGGATTATTTATGGACGAGGAGCCAAGTCTCTAGCTTTCGGAGAACTAAAGTGTTCCGTTGCAGAGGCTCAACGATACATTGATTCCTTCCTCTCCAGATTTCGAGGTCTGGCAGGATGGATGGAGGAAGTTAGAAACCAAGCTATCACTCAAGGATATGTAACTACTCCCTTTGGAAGAAAAAGGAGATTTCCGATTATCCTCAATAGCAATAAAGGAGAGATTCTTAGGCAAGCGGTAAACGCACCAATTCAGTCAATGGCATCTGATTTATGTTTAACAGCTCTGGTAAGACTGCACAATCGTTTTAATCCAGATGAAGCACGTATTCTGCTAACAGTTCATGATTCAATCCTAATAGAGGTTAAGCCGGATAAAGTCGATGAAGTCATCTCAGTGGTAAAGTATGAGATGGAGGAAAATTGTCCTATTGATTCTCCAATTCCATTTAAGATAGGTATTAATATTGGAGAGCGTTGGGGTAGCCTTGATAAGAGAAATAAGTAAGAAGGACAAGACATACACAATAAAATCTTTTTAAGAGGATTATATGAAGCTATATCAATACCAAACAGAGGGTGTTCAGTTCCTGGTAAAAACCAGGAGAGCTCTTCTTTGTGATGATATGGGGGTTGGGAAGACCTGTCAAGCAGTGGTTGCTTGCAGGAGAGTTCAAGCCAAGAGGGTTCTTGTTATTTGTCCAAACTCTGTAAAGTGGTTTTGGGAGCTTGAGTTCAACCAATGGGCTCCTCAATATAGAACTCAAGTAGTTGAAGGAGGCAGGGCTGCAAGAATCTCTCAAATCAATTCCGGTTCAGATGTTGTTATTATTCACTTTGAAGGCTTTAGGATTCAGATTGAGGATATTCTGAGAATAAACTGGGATACAGTTATAATAGATGAAGCTCATCGTATAAAGAACCGACGAGCAAAAGTTACAAAAAGCGCCTTTCGGCTCAGCAGGCTTAAAAGTATCCAAAATTTGTACCTTCTTACCGGAACACCAATCCTCAATCGGCCTGATGAACTTTGGAGTTTACTTCGGGTTCTCTTTCCTGAGAAGAGAGAGTACCGAAGTTACTGGAGATTTGTAGGAAGGTATTGTTTTGTTTTTTATAACGGGTTTGCTTGGGAAGTAGGAAATCTTCTCCCAGGAATGGCAGAAGTATTGAAGAGAGAACTAAAGGCTTTTTGCTTAAGACGGTTGAAGAGCGAAGTTCTCAAAGAACTTCCCAAGAAAACTATCCAGCAGATTTGGCTTGAGATGCCTTTTAAACAGAAAAAAATTTATCGGGAGATGGTAGAGAATATGTACGTAGAACTCTCCGAGAAAGAACGTGTTTCAGCGGCTGTTGTAATAGCTCAGATTACCCGCCTCAAACAGATTCTAATAGACCCGAGATTGATGGTAGAGGAACCAGAATATCTAAGAGGGGTCAAAGTAAACGCAGTAACCGAAATTCTTGAGGGAATTGGAGAACAAAAAGTTGTAATATTTTCTCAGTTTGCGAAAGCTATTCGCAGTCTTGCTAACGTCCTTTCAGATTTGGGATACGATTGTGAGGTGCTAACTGGCAATACTCGCCGGGAAAGCCGAGACCGTTCAGTAAGAAGATTTCAAGAAGACCCTCAGTGCAAAGTTTTCCTTGCAACAATTCAAGTAGGAGGTCAAGGCCTTACCTTAACAGCAGCTTCAATTGCTATCTTTCTTGATAAGGCTTGGGTTCCAGCTATTAATACTCAAGCTCAAGACCGGCTTCACAGGATTGGTCAAAAGCTTCCCGTTACAATAGTTGAACTCCTTGTAAAAGAAACTATAGAAGAGAAAATAGAAAAGCTTCTTTTGAAGAAGATGGAGGTTTTTGAGGAACTCTTTCAGCTTGGTAGAAGTTCTTTAGTTGTGAGGGACTATAAGGACTTTCTATTTTCTCTTCTTTCTAGCTGAGTTTTTCTTATAATACTTGTAGTATTCAAAGGACTCGAACTCTTGACCTATTGTTTCAAGGAGCTGAACAAAAATCTTCTGGAGCTTTTCATCAAGTTTTCTATGAGAACTCTCTCGTCCGATTGCTTTAATTCTGTATTCTGTAAGTTCTGGGTCACTCATCTTTTCAAGTTTCCTTAAAGTTCTTAAAAATTAGAGGGAGCAGATACATAGTACCCACTCCCAAGGCAGGCAGCATATTCAATTATAATAGTATCTTGACCAACTTATTTATTCACGTCATAATAGCCATTTGCAGCGAGGCTAACGAGTAATCCTACACCAGCAGCAGAAACTATAGTTTTTAAATCTGTGCCTATAAATAGGACTGCGCCGCCTATATTAAAGAGCATTGCAAAGAATAGTGATACAAGTCTATTGTATTTGCCGAAATCCTTTATGTCTTTTATAAGGTCTACAATCCCTACAACTGCCGGTATTCCTGCAAATCCTATGAAAGCCTGTATAAAAATACTTTCAAATTCCATAATTCACCTCCTTAAGTAAATTTACATCCTGACGGTGGTTTCGTATTATGGCTCGGCGACCTTCTACTCACCTGCTACCAATCAGGCTAACTCGCCAGGATTAATCCCTCCTTATAAAATATTCACTCAAAATCGGAACTAAATCTTCCACGTATTCGGGCATTTTTGTTTTAATTCCTTTATCCAGAAATTCACATATAAATCTGTACCACTTAGCTTTATTAATCGCATTATATGGAGCTGTAGAATAATATTTTTCAATTCCGAATATATGGTCTCCCGCATATCGCCAATTATTAGGTTCTAAAAATAAATCCTTAATTTTATGTGTAACGATTAATATGCAGTCTCTATAAGTTTCAAATCTGCCCTGAGATAGAGGTCCGCTATCAGTAATCGCCCAACCATAGAGATTTTTCCATTCTCTTCCATAATAGCTATTTCCTAAAAGTACCCTACCCGTAGAATCAGCAACCCCGCTTTCCTGCATGCCGTTAGCCAGTTGCCACTCAACAGGGATTCCTGTTTCTTCTTCAGCCTGCTTAAAATATTTTCCGTGTCCTAAAAGATTTGGATGAGCATATTCAGACAAAAAATAATCTACAGCTTCTATAGAATAATCTTTCTTCTCATATATATTTTTAAAGACTTCCGGATAAAAATTATCTACAGTTGTTTCTTCTAATTTTCCTTTTGTCTGCGGCCCAACTATCCCATCAATAGTGATTTTAGTTTCTCTCTGAAATACTCTAACAGCATAATAATCGTCACTTTCGTACCTTGAGTTGGCCTTTATATCAAAACCCAGTTCTCTTAATTTATTTTCAATTTTCTTTACATCCTCGCCTTCCATTGCAGGGGTGGAAAGCTTTATAACTCTGTCTTTTGACACTGTTTCTCCTTTCCAATACTTTTTTATCTCGTTTTTAAACTTATCCCAGTTAGTTTGAGATAAAATCTTTGAATAATCGTTACTCCAAATTCTATAACCTAAGCATGGCCATATTTCTCTACCTGCTTGATTAACGTCGTTTAGGCAAATTCCAAAGCCTAAATAGTTATATCTCTTGCACTTATGAAGCAACTCAACATTTATATTATGTCCTTCTTCAGAATGATAGCTTTTAAACCAACTTCCACCTTCGTTGCATATAATTGGAACTTTCCACTCGTTCGCTTGAGTTTTTGCATATACTACATTTTTCATACCCTTATCCAGGCTTGATAGGTGGTGTACCCCCCAAATCCTTTGTGGAATATTAGCTGTTTGTTCAAAAATTATTCTTTCATTCCAACGATGATATTCTTCATTTGAAATAATTAAAGGAAGTCTGCCCTTTACATAATCATTAGTTCTATAGCAGTACTGCACATATCCCATTTCATGCAATTTCCACCTTTCACAAGGTTCATTGATTAAATTTAATGCCGCATTAGTATCGTTAAATCCATTTTCTATTAAAATATCTGCTAAAATTCCAGCAACTAAACCAAAGTGTTCTGGTGGTACTAGAGGAATATTTTCACGCATTACTTCATTCATACCGATTACTAACTTCATGCTATATTGTTTAGCTTGTCTTATTGCATCACGTAAAGTAAAAGGTACAGTATAAACTTTATCTTTTGCAGATGTGTTGAGAAGAAAATGTTTTATTTCTTCATAAGTCCCACTGGGATAATCTCCTTTAAACTTATAATAGAACCCGCCAAAGTACATAGATGCAACTCGATTGGGAGTATGAATTTGAAATACTGTAAAATCTTTAAACATATTTATCAGCCTCCTAACAATTTCTCGGCTAACCTATTTAGACTCCATGTAATTAGCCATATTATGATGGTACTAAGTACTAAATAGGCAATGGAGCAATAAATAGCTATTTTAATCTGCCATTTTTCTAACCTTAATACTCTTCTCTCTAAATCTCTGATTCGTTTTTCATGAGTCGTTACCATTTATACCTACTACTTTCTTAATTTCCTGAGTGCATCTATCAATATTATCAAGTTTTTTATCGATTTTGTCAAATTTCTCCTCTAATTGCTTCATGCATATTAGTCTAGCATCGGCGCAATGTTCTTCAACATAAAGAATACATCCGTCAAAGCAATCTTCTTGTTCTTTTGTATGAAATGTTTTCTTAATCATCTCGGCAACTTTTTGTAATTGGCTGTTCATATTACTCCTTCCCTTTGTCCAGTTCTTTATTGATGAAGTGAATAACTCGTGTCAAATAAAAAATCATCGCAATACTGTCAACATTCGCTTTCCATTTTATTACATCTGGAGTCACCGTAATCTCAATTTTAATATCCGGTAACTTTTCTATCTTTTTATCTTTTGTTTTTCTTCTTTCATTCTCTTTTTTAGCCATTATTTCTCCTTAACTTTAGATAGCAAATCAGTTTTTTTGCCTGTATCATCAATAGCTACAATATCTAATTTAATCTTTATATTCTTATTTTCGGCACTTGCGTCTCTAAGAGCTCTATCAACTTTTCTAACAATTTTATTAATTACCATACTTTTAATTTCCTCTTTTGTCATTATAGAGCCAAATTCTTTTGGGACTTCCAGTTTCCCTTCAAAAATTATCTTATCATCATTCATTTTGTCTCCTTTCTATTAAAAATTTTACTTTTGAACATTATTTTCTAAATTATTCAATTTTTCCAATAAATCATTGATTGTGGCAGTATCTCTACTTATCCACCACGATAAATGATGTATTTTGTTAGATTTTTCTATATTAGTATAAGACAAAAATCCAACACAAATAACTAAGACTGCAATAACTATTACTAATATTTTTACTAATTTATTCAATCTCATTTTATCTCCCTTCTCAAATACTTGATAATGTTAAATCCATAATTACTGCAACTGATACTCTTCCAAGTCTAGTTGAAGTTATTTTTATTTTCTTCCATCCAGAAACCGTAGTAAGTTCACTTGCAATATTCACATCTATCGCAACTGGACTATCGTCTGAAGCTACTGAACTTCCATAACCATCTCCATCATCTACATACACGTTAACTCCTGTAGGGTCTGTAGATTCATAAATTCCAAAAACTAAATTATGCGTATGGTCTGATACTGTATGTGTATGGTTTGATACTGTATGAGTATGTGAACTTTCTGAAGATGAAGTTGTACCTGTTACAGGATGTGAATGGCCGCCAGAAGCTCCTGTTGAGTGCGTCCAATAATATTGATGATAATGGTCAGCTGCTTTATAACTACCTGAAGCATGAGTATGACCAGAAGTTTCACCACTTATACCATAGACGTCATTGTCGGTTTGGTCAGATGTACCAGTTAAATCATAAATTACATCATGGTCATGCGCTCCACTACTTTCTGCAGTCTGTCCACTTACAGTATGGTCATGAGAACTACCACTAGATGTTGTTTGCCCACCGCCTGCACTTGAAGTCTGCCCGCCACCAGAAGCCGCACCTTTGCTATAAGCTCTAAAATTCCTACCAACTATATGAACCCAGCAAGACTTAATCTCGTCTACATTTTTAGGCATAAAAAACTCGCATTCCAAAGGATAACTGCTATCTAAGCTATCTTGCCAATTCATTTGCCATACATTTCGAAGTTGGTTGTAATGGTTAGCAAATATAGAACCTGTTCTAATTACAGATGAAGCTAAATAACCTATCCTAACAGAAGCCGCATTTACAACTCTATCATCATTATGAAACGGCATTGAGTAGCCTAACTTCTGATAATAGTTTGCAAGCGAGTAAGCCGCATTTTCTATACTATTTGTTAGTTCTAATTGTATTTTTGTAGGGTCTAACAAATCTTTTACAATCTTCTTAACTCTACAGTCTACATTTAATCCTAAATCTGCATCGTAAACTCTAACTGTATCACCCAGATTAATTTCTTCATTTGTCCAAGTCGGCATAACTGACAAATCAACAATATTAACTTTATAGCTATAGATAGGAGTATCATACAAATCCAAATAATCTTGAGCATATGCTTTTAACTCATCAGCATCACTAAAAGTAGTAAACAATGCAACTTCTTTAGGATTTTTATAGTCATTTATATGAGCGCTTTCCAGATATATCTCACCGTTAAAAGCTCTTATATAATCAAGCCTAATAGTATTTGCGGCATCTGCATTTGTGCATTTTAGTCCTATATATCTAATTGCATCTTTATCAGCATCTGCAATACCTGAAATATCCCATTCTTCTTCCTGCCATTCATCTGCTGTAGTTATATTAATATTATGTGTATTGTCATTCCAAGCTGATTCGCCTATTCCTATTTGTAGATTTGTTCCAGTACGAGAGGCTTTTATAAAGAATTTTATTTTTGTATAACTGCTTAAATCTATCTCTGACCCAGCACCTAAATCTCTACTAATTATATCATTCAACGAATTAGTCATCGTAGCATCTATCTTAATACAAGCAGACCCTTGTTTTTTATCATTGCTGTCAGGAGATTTAGCAAAATTTTCTTCATCTGTTGTTTCCCAATTAGCAGGCTTATCACAATTTTCTAATATTTTGGTGTTAATTGTAATATTGTCTTCTCCATACGGATATAGTCTTGTTACTAACTTACTTGTATCTTGTTTTCTTTCAATATAATTGCTATTTTTGTCATATCTGATTTGTACTTTTGTGGATGTTCCAATAGTAGACTTCCAATCAACTGTTCTATCTTGATTAAAATATAACTCTCCGCCAAAAACCTTTACTCCTCTGCTAATAGCTTCAAGTACTGTAATCCGTCTATCGCTATTGACATTTTCTGTACCTAAGTTTGCAACAGTGCCTTTGCTCCAGGTAGTTCCAGCCAAAACAAAATCTAAATAATCTTCTGCAGTAATATTATTCTTATCAAAACTTTCAATAGTCCAATCGTTGAGTTCTGTCATTAAGTGCTCAAGCCGAACTTTGAAATAAAAATTTCCTTCGCCATCTTTTATCTTATCTATTTTCTTAACAATATAGAGCTCACCGTCAAATTCTACATAGCACTCATTCTCTATATAATCATCGCTTTCTATATTTAAGTCAGCATACCATAACCCATTTATTTCTTTCGTAACTACTAGCTTTAATGGACTTTTTACACTTATTACGTTTGGTTCACTCATTTTTTATCCCTTATTAAAAGTATTATCCTACGTAAACTTCTTGGAAATAATTTAATCAGAAAATCACTAATTGTACCAAAAAATCTAAGACTACCAACAATTGTTATTCTTACTAATCTGCCGACTACTGCACCAAAAGTTAAGATGCCACCTACAGTAAATCTCAATAATTTTGTAAGTACTCCTGCGGCGCTTAAAACTCCGCTTACCGTTATTCTAACTACCCTACGTAAAGTACCTATTGCACTTAAGATACCGCCCAATGCTTTGCTTGTTACCTTCTGAAGTGTACCTACTATCCTTAGTACGCCTGCCAAAACTTCTGTACTTTTTTTAGCTGCCAATCCTATAGAGCTTAGTACACCTATGATACTCTTTTCAGTTTTCTTTATTGCGTTACCAATTGCACTTAAAGTACCAACTTGAACTCCAGCATCCGTAATTATTATCTCTTCATAGGTTTTTATACCCTGCCCTGTTTCAACTTCAATTTCTTCTGTATATAATTTTCCTGCTCCTGCTGATATTACAAATTCTTCTGCTTTCATATTAAATCCCTTCTTTATAGCAAAAATGGAAAAAAGTTACTTGTTACAGGATAAGCTCTTATGAAGTCATATTTCATAGTAAAGTTAACATCTGCATTTGTACACTTAAAACCTAAATATCTGATTGCGTTCTTATTTGCACTTGAGATGCCTGATATATCCCATTCTTTTTCTTCCCAAGTGTCAGCAGAATTTATAGTTATGTTATATGTATTATTATTCCATGCAGTTTCACCAACACCAAACTGAAGATAAGAACCAGTTCTTGTAGACTTAATCCAAAACCTAATTTTAGTGTAATTTGATAAATCTACTTCGTTCCCTGCTCCTAAATCTCTGGTTATGACATCGTTCAAAAATTCATTAGGTGATTTGACTTCTCCTAATGCAAGTTTCACATAATCCCATTCAGATTTTGAATTATATCCATCGGTAGAACTATCGTCCCCGAATCTAATAAAATTATAAGTTAAAGTCAATGACCTTACTGTTAAAGTTATCCTAAGAATTCCATCTATATAAAGTTTGGCTGTTGTTCCGCTAACTGTAATTCGATACGTGTGAAAGTCATCTGTGGTATTCATATTGTAGGTCTCAGTGGTAGAGCCTTTAAAAAGTATATGGTCAGTATATAAAAACAAGTGGATAGTTTCATCTTGTGCATTATCTCCAACAAGGAACGTCAGATTTCCAGCTGCTGAACTTGAAATAACTTTTACTCTTATCTCGGCAGTTATTCCGCTATCAAAATCCACTGCAGGTGTTTTTTGGTAACTGCATTTTGCCGTTCCACCTGGAGTAACAGTATCAATTGTGCAAATTCCTCCAGCTACCGAACAATAATCAGCACCTGATAAAGTCCAACCATCGGCGTCTGGTTCTACATCGCCAGAATAAATCAAATCCCAAGTAGGCTCAGAAGAAGCTATAACTTTTATAGAACCTGTGCCTTCCTGTTTATCTCCAGTATCCTGGCTTTTAGCAAAATTAGTATTATCAGAAGAAACCCAATTGGTAACATTGTCACAATTATCTAAAAGTTTTATTGCCATATTATTCCTCCTCTCCTACTGCCAGTGCATCCCATTTACTATCTGCAGAGTTATATATAAGACCGACATATAAAGTTTTGCCTGCCGTCGTCCCTGTAGGTAAATCTACTCCAATCGCTCTAAAAATAACATTCCAGTTTATAGCTCTACCGGTTCCGTCATCTTTGAATCTCAAAATTAGTGATTGACCATTTGTAGGAGTTCCGGAAGGTTCATTTATAGTTATTTCTTCACTAAGAGCTGTAACACAATAAACATCGTAGCTGTCAGAATCTATTGTAAGAGAAGATGTCGAAGCAATAGAACCTACACGCTTTGTGATACGCTTATTAGTTAGAGTTTGAGTTTCAGCTGTATATACTACAGTAGCATGTTGAGCTTGCGTTAAATGGTAATAATCATCTGCAGCTCCACCCTGTATACCACCTAAATCGTTGTGATTAAATTCTCCACTCATAGGAAATAATGTCTCATAGGCACTCACAACTGCTGTAAAATTAGTCCCGCCTTCCTTGAGAATTATTTTAGCGGCAAGTTTAGCGAATTCACTCACAAAATCAGGAACATCGGGCAATAAAGCTGTTTGTGCTTCAAGCAGTGTATAATCTCCTCTACCAACTACAACATGCAGATGACTATCATAACCTATATATACCCACCATACACCATATTTATTGTTTGATAAGTTTGTCAGATTAGTACCATTATCATATTGATAAACATCGCCTTCAGCAATTTGTGATTTCTCGTCTGAAGTCCAAGTCCCGCCCGAATGATAATGGCGTGTGAATGTATCTGCGCCAGATGTATCTTTTCCAGTAGTGGTTATTTTGTTTACACCTAAATAAAATTCTCCACCAGTAGATTGTAAATATCTTGTTCCGCTTTCAGAAATTACTCCACCAGAACCTCTTTCAAATCCTCTAACCGCAAGTAACCTTTCATGTTCATTTCTTAAAAAATTAGGCAGCTTAACACCAGATTGTAATATATGTACTGTATTATCTTCTCTATAAACTTTGCCGATTTCAAAATGTCTGTTTAGCTCAATAGTAGACCTATCAGTGGTTACTGTAAATTGTGGAGAACCTGCATTATAGTCTACATAAATATAATTTATGCTGTTATTAGTCAGTACAAAATCTGTTACACCATCTAAATCAAAGAATTTAGTAACTCCAATGTCGCTATCGGTAGTCTTAATAAATCCTTTAACCGCTGATATAGCAACTGTACCATCAGGAGGGTCAGTAGCTGTAATATCTCCGCCAACAATATACCCAGCAGACTGAGTACTATTAAGCCAATCCTGCAAATTATTGTAAGTAGGAGTACCCAGCTTTTCTACCTCGACATCAGAAGCAGTAGGGGTAGATATTGCAGCAAGGTCATCTACTGTAACACTGTTAGAAGCGCTCTTCAAACTACCCTTAATATACAAATCTTTCCAGTATTTTGAAGACGTTCCTAAATCTTTATTATTATCAACTTCAGGTACTACACCGCCATTTTTTATCACTAAATTATCGGCAGCATCTTTTCCTATCCGCGGGTCTGCCATCTTATATCATCTCCCTCTTTCTCATTTAGGTCTCGCTCTTAACTTCTAGTTCATAAGTAAATTCAATACTATCGCCATTATCAACGTTAATAGCGCTAAATATCGACCTGTCTAACAATATACCGTCATCTTGTGCTGCGCTATACTGTTCATTAAATATAGCATGTTCAGTTACAGCATAACTTCCCGAGTAGGTAATAGTTGCAACAGATTTATAGATATTCGCACTTGCTCCTTCAGTTTGAGTACCAACTTCTCTAGTAGTCCCAATTGGGGTTTGAAGTTGAGTATCTGCATTAGATTCAGCATTCGTTCCAGTTCCAGATATATGGTACTTGAAATCCGCAAATTTAGTATCTGAACTTTGCATACAATCCACTAAAAAATTCACAAATTCAGTAGTAACTTTTTTAGTAGCAATTACCCCAAAATCTTTAGTTGAACCATCTTTTTTAATTAACTTTGCTGAAAGTATCCCTTGTATCTCTATAGCGTGGATATCTAAAACTCTATTCGCTAACTCTTTTATCTTTCTTGCGATTTTTCTTAACATTTTTACCCTCCTTTAAAGTAATAACTTCACTAAATTTCTGCTTGCCTTTCTTTTTTACACGAGCAGTCAATCGACCTCCTACTCGTTTTTCATCCTCAATTACTTTTATTACTCTTCCCATTTATAGATACACCTTCCTAAAAGTTATAGTTACATCAACATCTATGCTCGCATCATCTGTTCCTATTTGCATTTGATTCAATCCTTTCTTTAGTAATATAAAGTCAGCCCTACTTTCTCCGCCATCTCCAAAACCCGCTGGACTATGAGCAGAATTTAGTTTTATTGTCATATTTTTTGAATCTACCTCTAGTATATTGCCAGGCCCGAAACTTTTAGATATATCAAAACGATTACCAGATATGTTGTTATTTTGCAAATAGATGTGAGTCTGAACCTGGTTAAAAGTAATAGTAATAACCGGAAAAGCCCAGTATTGTCCACTATTTGTAATATCCCAAGTTGTATCCTTTACTGTAATTCCACTTTGAGTATCACTATCCGCTGTAATTGCATACCCAAACGGGTCATTACAAGTAAACTGAAGCTCTAAAAGAGCAAAAGTAGGATTTCTTATAAGTTCGATGCTTTTTATATGCTGTGCAAGATAGAACCTATCTGGTTGGTTATTGAATATAAGTTGCTCGTCATCCTCACTAAAAAGAAAGGCAGAAAAATTCTCTATCTTTGCAATTAGGTCCTCATGGTTTGTTCCATGCAACATTCCTCGCACTTTTATCTCTCGCTTGGTAAACTTTTTAAATAGCTGAGTAAGTCCTGGTACTTTAGGAATATCTATCTTTGTTTCTTTTTGTTCTGCAAGCGGTGGGATTATTATCTTCTGAGTATCAAAATTCTTAGTTAAAGCACTTACCGCTGCAAACGAAAAGTCTAATCTAGCCATTATTTATAACCTACCCCTCTTTGTTGTGTTTGCTGCATGTCTAATAGTTCTTCTGCAACTCTGTGTATGTCTGCTTCCTCTCTTACAATCATTTCTGCAATGTGAAATACATTAGTTATAGTGACCCCTGTTTCTGTAAGAGGTCTTACTTCTGCACCTCGCGGCAAACTTAAAAGCTCCGGACCTCTATCTCCAACTATTGCAGCTCCTGGCCGTAGAATTCTACCTCCATACTGAAGTAAAGGTATCTCACCAAATGATACTTTCCCAAGATTTATTCCCCATTCTTTACCTGCAAGTCCGGGAATGAGCTTTCCAACCCAATCAGGTACGCTTATATGTATTCTATTAAGGCCATTAACAATCCAGTTTATAGCATTTTCTACCCCGTCAATAAGTCTGTTAAAGAATCCGATTATTTTATTTATAGGGCCTTTTAAACCTTGTACAATTCTATTCCAAATCTCTATAAAAGTATCTTTAAATGCTCTTAAACTGCGTTTTATTCCTTCCCACAAATTTGAAAAGAAATCCTTAATAGAAGTCCACACAGGAATAATGAAACTGTCTTTTAGCCAGTTAAAAGCAGTCATTATAAGATTTTTAATGTATAGAATAGGAGGCTCGAAAATCCCTTTTATAGTTTCCCATACTTGCCTGAAGAAATTTGAAACCGCAGTCCAAATAGAAACAGCTATCTGTTTCATTGCTTCGAACCGAACCTTAAAATAGTTTCTAATTGCATCAATTTTTGATTTAAAGAACTCATATATCCCATTCCAAACTTTCTTAAAGAAGTTTGATATAGCAGTCCAAATTGTTACTGCAACATTTCGCATTATATTAAATTGATTTACAAAGAAATCTTTTACAGCAGTTCCTATAGTTACAAAGAAGTCTTTTATTTTATCCCAGCCGGCTCTAAAAGCTTCTACAATTAAATCCCAATTCTCAACAATTATATTGAGCCCAGGTATCCAGTCAAGCATCCAGTTCCAGATAGCTTCTCCTGCTACTACAAAAGCTTCTTTTACTCTTGCCCACATATCCTGAAACCAGGATACAATTTCTTCCCAATGCGATATAACAAGTCCATAGGGAGTATAATTGAAAAATATATTCTTTATCCCTTCCCAAACATTTATAAATATCTGTTTAACCTTGTCCCACAAATCTACAAAAAACTGCTTAATCTTATCCCAATGTTGGATTATAAGGCCATATGGAGTGTAATTAAGGAACATATTCTTTATCCACTCCCAGGCAGTTTTAAAAGCATTTTTAACTTTATCCCAGAGATTAATGAAGAATTGTTTTATCTTATCCCAGTTTTTCCAGACTAAAATCCCTATTGCTATGAGAGCTGCTAGTGCTGCTACTATTCCTAAAACAATCCAGGTAACAGGAGATGCCGCCATGACCGCGTTTAGAAAAATCATCGCAGTTCCAATTACCATAAGAACAGGGCCTACTGCTGCTAGTGCCGCTACTATCCCTAAAATTATTTTTTGCCATCTTGGGTCTAAACTCTGAAACCAACTTACAAATTCTCCTATCTTTTGACCTATTTTTTCAATCAGCGGTGTAATGTAGGGACCAATCGTGTCTCCCAGCTTTATAAGAGCATTCTTTAAGGTCTGTATCATTTTTTGAAGTGCTACTCCTTTGGACTTGCTCATCTCATCAAAAGCTTTATTTGTTTTACCCGTAGAGTTTGTAACTGTTTCAATTGCACTTGCAAAATCTTCTGCATTAGTGGTAACTAGTGGTAGAGCTGCTCTAATTGCTCTAACATTTGGAAAGAGTTTTGCTAGTTCGTCGACATTTCCTCCTGTAGCCTCTAAAACTTTATCCAGTACTCCTTTTAGCCCGCCAAACCTTTCTATAGCTTGAGGACCATTTTTCACCCCCCACTCTTCATATAGAGTCTGCATATCTTCTGATGGTTTAATAAGCTGCATAAATACACCGTTTAGAGCAGTAGCAGCTTCTTCAGTAGAACCGGATACTTTAGTTAAAACACCAAGCGCAGCACCAGATTCCTCAATTGAAATTCCAAGCCCCGCTGCAGATGCAGTAGCTCTTGGGAACGCAATTGCCATTTCTTCAAAGGTCAAAAGTCCGGTATCTACAATCCCAAAAAACGTATCCATAGCTCTTTGTGAGCCTTCTACCCCTTTGAGCCTAAATATATCCATAGCTTTTGTTAATGCTCCAGTAGTAGCAATCAGGTCTGCATTTCCACCTACTGCACCTCTTGCCGTAGTTTCCAAAATTTTATACATATCAGCGCCTCTATGACCTGCTGAAACTACCCCAAATAAACTCTGGCCAAGTTCTACAGCAGATTTTCCTGTTTCACTAGACATTTTTAAAATATTATCGCGCATCTCCGCCAAGTCTTCTTCTGTCCCGCCCAGCATAACATTAACCTGCCTTAGAACGGTATCTAAATCTCCACTCATCTTATAGGCAGCCGTACCCGCTCCCAAAATGGGAAGGGTTAGACCCATGGATAGCTTTCCACCAATGCTGGTTAGATTTTGACCCCAGCCCTGAAGTTTTGAGGAAAGCCCTTTCATCTGGCTTTCGACCTTATCCACACCCTCCATAGCCAGGGTACCGAACATTCTAAATACTTCAACTCCACCAAAAGCCATTACCTATTTCTCCAATCTCTCAGTTTCTCAAACATTGATACAATCTCTTTTCCTAACCTATCCCAGAGGCTTTCACATACTGCATACCTCTGGTCAGTATCAGAAAACTCCCGTTTCATTACTTCATCAGACATACAGCGTCCTATAAACTCATCATGATTTTCATCACTTCTTGGTCTGGGAAGAGGCATTTTTCTCCCTTCTTTTCTTATCAAGGCTTACAATATTTTTAGCCTGCCTTAATGCTGCTTCTTTTTCTCTCCTTATTTCTTCAGGAGAAGTCTTAATCTTCGCTTCATAATCAAGACCCAAGCTTCTAAGATATTGCTTGAAGGTCTTCTTCCCTCCTGCTCCCATCTGCCAGCCGATAAATGCAGAGTTAACAAGCCTCTCTCTACTTTCAGCTTCAAGCCTTTCCTTTATTATTTCTATCTTTTGCAGAAACCTTTTGTAGGGAAGGCTCAGTATCTCTTCATCTGACCAACCGCACCTTTCCTGGATTATTTCTGCATTTTCCCAGAAAACCTTTTCACCAATTCCAAGACTTGTGTAAAAAAACCTTTCAAGTCCTCCTTCTCATCAAGGTAGGAAATAACATAGAGAGGGAAGTCAAAATCAGTCTTTTCAAACTCTTCCCTACTCATACCGCATATATCGGCTAGAAGTGGAACTATCAGGTCTCCTACACTATCAAAAACGAGGGACATCATCTCATAACCGCTAAATCCGCCTGTAAGGGCTGTAGCTTCTTGCGCTATTTCGACAAAAGACTTCCCACTACCCTCATATTTTTTGGTCAGCTCTGCTATCTTCTTTTCAACTTCAGTCTTGTTCTCTTTCAACTTTGCCCTTTCAGCTAGCTTCTCTATAAATCTAGCAGCAATCTTTGCAGTATTAAGCAGGTCTTTGGTAGTAAGTTTTCTTATTTTTACGTCTTTATATTTTTCTTTTAGATTCATCGTTTAATTCCTTTTATGATGCGGTTTCAATTACTGGGAAGTAAATCTCCCAAGGCTCAGAGTCTAAATCAGACGGGTCAAAATGAGCCTCAAAAGTAACTTCAATTACTCCCTCTTCCCTGGGTTCTGTAGTCAGTTCAAAGTTTTCTACTGCCAGAGCATTCTTGACGATGCCGATAAAGTTATTATCAGAACCAGAAATTCTACCCACAAGCGCTACGTTGGTAAGATAATCAGAATCAGAGATATCTCTTACTCTGGTTATCTTATCGTGGGTTTTCCCTTCAGCTGACGGGTAATCTTCTGCAGCTGAACCTGCAAGTGCCTTTTGGATATTATCGGCAGTTAGCTCCAATAGATTTGCAGTAATTCTAGCTCTTACCTCTATTATCCTTCTTGCACCTTTTACAGGCCCTTTAGCGCCATCCATTTCCATCTCTTTTACATCCTGCTCAATTACAAAGCTGTTCCCGCCTCTAGTGGCGCCCAGAAGCCTTTCATCTGCTTCATCGTAGTTTAGGTATACTGCTCCGGCATCAATCAGAAATCTTTTTACCGTTTCTGTAGTTACTCCATGTATGCTTGCCATTCTTGCTTCCTCCTTCTAAGTTAATAAGTTGGTTTTACAAATCATATCTATCTGAAAATGGATACTATCCATCTAGCTTTATGAAATCAAGCTCTCTATAAAAGCCTTCCTCCAATAAATAACAGAAAATTCAATATTCCAGTGGCATATATCAGGCTCCTCATCAGGAATTATCATATCATTGTTCAGATAACACCTTATCTTTCCGCTCTCATCTGCACTAAAAAGTCTTTTATCCAACAACTCTACAATTCTATCTTTTATGTCTTCTGCTTCAATTGAAGATGAACCTTTAGTGAAAATATCACAGGTCAGATATCCTTCTCTTTTTGCCCAGTGGTCTCCAGGAATAAATCTCCATGACAGCACTACATAGGGATACTTCGATTCCCTTTCAGCCCAGCTCTCATAAATAGCTACAGCACCCCAACTTGTTTTTGAGAGCTTAGCCTCCAAAACACTGTCTTCTATTAGAATGTTGTTTATAGTAGATATTACTTTTTCCATTTAAAACCACGGCCTCGTAAGAAGCCTTATTATAGTCTGCCTTTCCTTTTCAAATGAAGCTACAAGATGAGGTCTTGGTGCCATCCTTGACGTTCCTTTTTCCAAATAAAGCGAGTATTCTAAAGGATTTCCTACCTGCCCTACAAAGTTTCCTCTCTCTCTTGTAAACTTAAATCCATATCTTGAACGTAGTGCTCCTGTTCTTACTGCTGGAGGCTCTCCTGGTGCAGAAGCCCTATACGTCTTTTTAGTCTCAGGAACCCTGTAAACTCTTCCACTTCTTGTTCCGGCAAGAGTTCTTACTACACTTCCATGCCAGATAAGAGTTGCTTGCCTTACCCTTGCCTCTTCTATAGTAGGAAGCTTTTTTGCAACTTCAGGAAGCTTATTAAATGCAATTTTGAAAGATATTCCTTTAGCCATCTCTATCCACCACTTCTTTTGCTAAAATTTCGATAAACCTGTCTCTCGTAGCCGAAACTATTACTGCTGATATCTCAAACTTTCTATCACCTAAGTAAGCAATACAACTAGAATCTACCACGTTGTTACACCGCATTATAATTTTCGTATCTGCTTCAGGAAGAACCGATTTATAAATCTCAATCTCTCTGCCTCTTAGAGGATACACTCCAGCCCAGAATGTTCCCAAATCCTGATAGCCTTGTTTCCAGCCTCCTCTACCATCAGGAACCTTTGTTTTCTTTTTTATATTAATTCTATGTCGTAGTAATCCTATCATTTTGGTTCGTAATTCTTACAATTAGTACAAAAAAATTTGCACCACCTGAGATAATTTTTGGTACAACCTGGTACCGTTAAAAACCCGTGCTTTACTTCGCCCCAGTATTTACAATCTGTTTTGGTTTCTGTATACCCTCCAGCTACAAATGGAAAGCCATCTTCTCCAGCCTCTTCAAGCTCATCATCAGTTATAGTTTCAGTTACCATCTTACCTCCTATAACCCTGGTAGTATCCTATACGGTGTAATATCTGAGTAATCCTCTCTTTCAACTTCAATACTCTCATCTCCAAGCCTTTGCTTTTCCATTCCTTCAGTCCTAAACTCATAGTCTTTTGCAACTCTTTTCATTATCCACTTTTCTACGGTTTTGGGAACTGTTTCACCTTCAAAATCCTGACCCATATAATTTTCCGCATCTTCACAGGCACTTTCAAGCAGGCTACTAATCAAATTGTCATCTTCAGTATGTTCTACTTTTAGATAATTTTTTAGTTCCTCTAAAGTAATAGTTATATTATCCTTGAGTGCCACCTTTAATACTACCCCTTCCTTGTACTTTACTCCCGTCTGGAAGCCTATACCAACCTCCGCCAAGATACTCTATCTTAGCAGATATACCTTTATCTTGTTTAGGCTCAACTATCTTTTTCTTATACTCTTTTACTGACTTGCTCTCTATAACCTCAATCAGTTTGTGAGCTTTGAGTATACTGAGTGCGCTTTTATCCGAAATTTCAAATACAGTTCCCCTCCTTCTCATCCTTCCAGAACCATCAAGAAAGGAAACCAATGCTTTTACTTTTGTCATAATCTCTCCTTTACAATCTAAAAAATTTTAAACCAAATCTTTTATAATCATAACTTCCAATTTTTATCTTCATGCTTTTATCCAGAAGCCAGAAATACCATATTCTGGGCAAAGGTACAAAAAGATACTGAACTAACTTATATGTTAAAAACTTAAATAGTTTTCCCGTCTTTAAATTAACTTCTATTGTTAATTGTTTTAAGTCTGCCGTAGTTTTCCCTTTCTATATGAAAATTAGGTTTTTACAAAAAATACCTGTGGACAAGCTCCTTTCTCTAAAAGCCACTTTCGCAGGTTCACATCATCTGGTAGATAACTTCTATCATGAGTAGTTATTCTAACTATCTCAAATCCATTTTTTAGTATTCTATCTAAAGTATCAATCAAATTACTCCTATCTTTAAAAATAGCTGGATGAAATTCCACTGAAAGGTGCGAGCCAGAAGGCATAAGCTTAAAAGTCTTATCTATTCCCTTTACAATTTCTACCTCATAGCCTTCTACATCCATCCTTATAAAATCAATTTTTTCTATCCCTTCAAATTCTACAAAGCTGTCCAGAGTCATTGTATCTATCTTTTGTGTTACAGATTTAAACCTGTTAAACTTTTCCCTGTAGCTTTCCTGCGTTTTACTTTCATCAACCATAGTTGCCCAGTTAGAACGTCTTGAAGTTCTTATTTCTGCATACCCATCTTTATCCGATATTGCAAGTCTGTAAACTTTTATATTCTTATAACCATTTAGTTTAATACTTTCCTTTAGTGCTTCTACACTTTCACCTATAGGCTCAATTGCATAAACAAACCTACATATCTTAGCTTCAAGGAGCGCGTAGTAACCCAAATTTGAACCTATATCTATAACTGTCCAGTCAGGCCTTAGTATCTTTTTAATAAAATCAGTTGAAGCCTGCTCTCTGGCTCCGTGTTCTAAAAGCTGTTTTGAAAGTCCTAAATCAGAAGAGATAAGACATATTTTAGAACCTAAAATCTCTTTTATTATGTATTTCATCTACTCTCCCAATAGGCTATATTACCTTCTATTTTTGCTTCAATTCTCTTAACAAACCGTCTCAAACCATAATTCTTTCTCTTAGCCACATCGTGAAATAGTACTCTCCCGCACCTTTTTAACAACTCAAAATCAGCCTTCACATCTTCATAGGTATGCTTTCCGTCTATAAATGCAAAATCAAAATCTATTCCACCTAAAACTTTCCTAATATCTTCTCTATCCTTAATTGTAAAATACCTAATCCTGTCTCCAACTCCAAGCTCATACCATACCCTATATTTTTCTTCCCAGTCTACAATATCAAAAGTAAACACTTTCTTAGCAAATTGTGCTATATAGGCCGCTGATACTCCTCTATATGTTCCAATCTCAACCACAGTCTTTATGTTTATAGTTTTAAAAAACTCCCTGAATTCCTTTTCCTTGATTGCCGACTGAACAAACAAGTCATTCTCTTTAGCGTAATTGTAAACTTTCATACCACTTTTCCATTCTCTCTCTAACGTTAGCAAAAGTTTTAGAGGTTATCCTTTTAGAACCTATTTTCTTTCTCGGCCTCATCTGGTTAATTATCCTATCATAATCAGGGTAATCACTTACCTTTTTATACCTATTAGTTCCCTCCTGGTCTAATCTATCCACCCAGGCTCCAGTATAAAAAGCACTTACAAAGTCATTCTTTTTCTGATAGAGTATCCAGCCGGATAGCGTTCCTGATACATCTGGTATCTTTTCTACCATTGACCTCCTAATTATAGTTCCAGTTCCACCAACAATATCCGAAAGATATAAACTTTCTCCTTTAAAATCTACTTTATAAAGATGCCTATAATAATCCATATTTTCTTTTATATCATAGGAAAGCATAAGATAATGGTCTGCTTCCACTGCAAATAGCGGTATCTCTTCCATTACCTCTTTTAATTTTCTTAGCCATCCTTTTGATACCACAGTGTCGTTATCCACTTTTGCTACATATCTGTGGTCCGGGTACTTTCTCAAAAAATAGTTCATTGGCGGTACAAGGCCTGTATTTTTATCTGAGTAATATATTTCTACATCTTCTAATTCCCTCAGACATTCCCTGGTACCATCAGTTGAGTGATTGTCAAATATAAAAAGCTTGTAATCTTTAGTATTCTCTCTTATCGCTTTAATAGCTTTTTTGGTATAGTCAAGCCGGTTCCAGGTAATCATAAGTATTGGAACTCTACCTTTAATCCTTTTAACTTTACCAAGTTCTACATCGTTTTCTACATAGAGATTTTTATCTCTTTTGCGCTGTTCCCATACGGGTTTATTCTTCAATCTAATCTCTCTGGGATTAAGTCCCATCTCATGAGTAGTTCTGTTACCGTAGTGGTGAACATAAGAGCCTCTACACCATACTGACTTAAAGCCTTTTAGACCTGCTCTCCATACAAAATCTATATCCTCATGCGTTGCAAGACCATAGCGTCTGTAGTCAAAAACACCTATAGTTTCAAATACCTCTTTTCTAACTACAAAACAAAAGCCTACTACCGGAGTAACCTCATAAGTTTTCTTTAAGGTAGCTGAAATCTGGTCTACATCTTTCTGGCCAGCTTTTCTAAAATCTTTTAGAGTCTGAGGAGACTGAACTGTAGAACTCTTAGAAGTAGAGGGACCAACAATTCCAGCTTCAGGATACCTCTTAAACCCTTCCATAAGTCTTGGAAGCCAGCCTGGTGAAACGAGAGTGTCCGAGTTTAAAAAACATATATAATCATACTTTGCTACCTTAATACCTTGATTCCACCCGTATGCTACTCCCATATTTTTTTCATTTTCAATGAGCGTAAAGTCTAACCAGTCAAGGTCAGATAACCACTTTTTAGTCTCCGCGTTTGAACCGTTATCAACAATTATAAGTTCAAAGTTATTAGTGTACCTATTTACACTTCTTATACAATTCTGAACATACTTTAGAGCATCTTTTACCAGAATTACTATACTTACTTTATCGTGTACTGAGGTAGCGTCTTCTATGAGGATTCTTACCAGTCTGTTATCCCTCAACCTCTCAGCAAGACCGGCATCCAAATTAAAAACAGTACCTTTCCTATATGTTTTGGAATAATGAGCAAAAGTCTTCAAAGCTACTACTTTTACTTCCTTTACTTCCTCCACTTTTTGCTTTCCTCTCAAATCTAGCGGGAAACAGAGCTACTGCCCTGCTCCCGCGTTTATCTTAACCTTATGAACCAGTTGGTGCGCTATCGAAGGTTATATTTACAAATGCTTGAGGTCTGAATACAGTTAAGGTTACCCTCTCTTCTCCAAGTAGCAGAACTAAATTCTTAATGAAGTAGTCTGCATGCTGTTCAGCCACTCTTACATTTGCATCCTCCCTATCCCAGAGCATAGCTCCAAGCTTAAATGCTCCAGTTAGAGCCTCACCTACGTTTATAGCAGTAGTATCAACCACCGGTACTCTAAACAGCCTTGGAACTCCACCTTCGGTTACTACTATCCAGATATACTTCCCATCCGACCCTTTAAGGAGTTCTATATCTTCCCAATCAGAAGGGTGAAGTACAATACCGTCAACCGGATATTCAGCCAATCTTGCTACAGTCATAGCTCTACGTATACAATCAAGCTTTGTATCTCCTGCCTGACCGCTTGACCAACTATAAGTGGAAGCGACTGGCATAATACCATTTAGGTTGGGAGATACTCCGTTACCGTAGAGTATCTGATTTTCTTCGGCTAACTTAACCCCGTATATCAGTCTAGTATCAATATAGCCTTCAAGCTGGGATACATCATTTAGTACCTGTCTTGATACAGGTATCCAGTGAGCTATTACCTCTACAGAAGCAGTTTTTTCCTTAAAGGTTATATTAGATTCTGGTTTTTCAGCTCCTTCTGCTACTGGTGCGGCATTATTGGTAAACCCGGTTTCCTCAACATACTTAATACTGTCAGTTCCAATAGTTCTAACTGAAAGTAAGTCCCTTATTCTAAGCGCTCTTTCCGGAGCCTGAATTATTTCAGGGAACCTAAAGTAATCAGTTAGAGTACCGTCAGTAATATCAGAAGTTATTTGCTTTTTGGCAAAGCTACCAAAGAGACTTTTTACCCTCATAGGAGCGCTGGTAAGCTGGTTATTAGCTATCATGTTTTTGTAGGCATCGCTTTCTACAAACATCCTACCTACACTTTTTCTTTCCTCTCCAGTGCTCCATCCGGGTCTGCCGAGCTTTTTCTCTACCTTATCCAGTCTCTTTAAGCTCTCCTCAAATTCAGCTATCCTGTCCTCTTTTGATTTAAGCTCTTCCGCCAACTGAGTAATCCTCTTATCAGCTTTGTCAATCTTTTCTGCGGTTTCCTTCTTAGACTGCCCTAAGGTTTTTATCTCTTTTTCTTGCTCTTCTACTAAGTTTTTAAGATTCTCGTACTCCTTAGCAGAAGCTTCTTTTAACTCCTTAAACTCTTTTTCAAAAAGTTCTTTTAATTCTTTTAAATCCATCTTTTTACCTCCATAATAGTTAAATTATTATTTAGTTTAGTTTTGACCTTACTAACACGACTTCTAAGTGCATAGCGACTTAAAAGTGTCCTATCCCTTTGCGGCTTTCTACTTTTTACTGGAGTGGGTCTTGCCGGCTCCAGAAAAATAAAAAGTGCAGACAAAAAAGCGCTCAAAAGAGTGCCTTTAAATATCTAGATTACCTTTACCTATTCCTGCCTCTACCTCTTCCGCCTCCTTGACCATATCCAGGTCCACCACTTGGGCAGGGATTCGTGTTTCTGTTATCTCCTCTACCGTGTCCACTTCCATCTCTTCTTCCCATTTTACCTCCTATCTGTAAAATTTACCTTCTAGATTGTATATAGGTTCTTAGTTCATTTAACATATCATTGAACTCGGCTTCTAAACCTTTTCCATTTTCTCTGCCTGCTGCATCTGCTATTTCCAGTAGTTCCTGGAGTACTCTTACCGCCTCAACTATCTTTTGTCTGTTAGAAGCTGAAAGAATTCTACCTTCTTTCAAAAGCTCTTTATTCCAGGGCGCTATTATATCTTCATCATCAAATTTTCTTCTCATTTTAGCATAATACTTCTCAATATGACTCTTAACACCGTTTACATCAGCTGAAGGTATATCTACTCCTCCTCTTGCTCCCTGAATGGCTGCGGCAGCTGCAAATACTCCTTTTGGTACTGCGGTCAAAGCCCCTCCTATTACATCTGCAAATGGGAGCTTATAAGCTCCAAAATTTTCTCTATCATCGGCATCATACCAGAAAAAAGCCTTCCTGTACTTAGTCCAGTCTATATCCTCTTTATCAGGTCCACCCGCCCATTTTCTAACTCTGCCTTCTGCAGCAGTAGCATCCCAACTTCTACCTCTATCTGCCAGTGGCAGGTCAGAAAAAGAGGTAGCTTTTTTGGTGTTAAACTTAATATCAATTACATTCAGAAGATTTACTACATCTTTAATATCTAAATTTTTTACTGCCGTTATCTGGGTTAGCTCATTCGCACCAAAAGGAACCGGAGAATACTCGTAAAGCTTGAGCTCAAGCAAATCCCTTATCTCTTTTCCATCCTCTGTTACAATATTATCTTTTATTACGTCGTAGCCAATACTCATTTCATCAACTACTTTATCCCGCAATAGTACTAAATATTCCTCATTGGTTCTTGTTTCCGACACTTTTGATACTGTAAACAGTCCTGTAGAATCCTCTTCCATGTGCTTAGGAAGTCCCATAGGGTCAACATGCCTCCAAAATACCTTTATCTTTCCTTTAGGGAACCGCTCTCTAAGTGTCTTAGTGAACGCACCATCCCTTATTCTTTCACCTACTAGGTCAACATTGTTTTTTATAGCAGCATATCCCTCAAACTCCCACTTTTTCAAATGAACATCAAAATCCACTTTAAAATCTTTTGTTAACACGGCTACCCTCCTTCTATTTCCTCAAATCTTATACCATTATCACCTGGGTATGGCTTTCTATGAGTTACCTCACCAAGCCATATATCATCCGGGATTCCATCTGGGAACGCCTCACAGGTTCCTATTATTCCCTTCTCTAAATCAAAATCATCGGGTTTATAGTGCTTACACCTAGAACAAACGCTTGAAAACGGTCCCAGATATGACATCCTATCATCTAATACTACTATCATTTTCATTCCACCTTCTCACATATATAAATAAGTTCCTTGTGTTTTTTTACAAGGTTTTCCATCATTTCATTGTAAGCCTCAAAGCCTGCCCGGTTTACACCAACTTTACTTATTCTTTTCGCATAATTCTCTCTAGCTCTTCTATATTCAGCTAAGTAATCAGCTCTTACTTGAGCTTCATTAGGGTAAACTCCTGGCTTCCTTGTTTTTAAGATATATCTATATACGTCTTTGCCACGCAATTTCCCTATAGCTCTCATCTCCCTTTCTTTGTACGAAAGAAACATTGTTACATCATCTAACGAAAAACTAAATCCATTAGGGTGATTATGAATAAGAGTATTGCCTTCAAGCCGCTCAAGTTCATATGAAGTAAAGGTTACATTCTCTTTTGCCCCTTCCTTCTCAAGTAAAATCTTACCATCCTTATCTAAAACAAATGCCTTTTCTGTCCTTCTAGTCTTAATTTCATTTTCTACTTCAGCAGCTGATTTCTTGAAATCCTCACTATATTCTTCTGCATAAGAAGGTTTTGTTGTTCTGGTTACAACAGTCTTATAAGCCAAAGTACATCTACAATGTATAACCTCTTCTGCTGGCCCTGCAGGGTCTCCCGGGTATCCCATCATATACCCGTTTACATTAAATTTACCATCAATATCCACAGTTTGACCATCTATATTAGAATGACTATCTCTTACTCTACTATCCCTTGCAGATATCCAGGTCTTCTTTAAATTTTGTACTGCGGTATCCTTTGCCCCCATATAAGAGCCATAATTTGAAGCAGCTACAACCTCAGTACGAGCCATCCTCATAGCACGATAGTTTGCATCTTCACTATAGAATTCTCTTAAATTTCTTGATATCTTGTCGGTAGTCAAGTTTTCTTCTACTCCTTGGGTTATTATTTTATTTGCAAACTTCTTGGACGTCCCTAAAAGCAAAGTTGCTCTTTTAGCTGCAGTCTCTTCCGCCCAGGCTAATATAAATGAACCAAACGGGTTAAAATCCTTTCTTCTATAATCTGAATGGCCCTTCAAAAGCTCTTCGTAAGTTTCTGTGCCAAAATCCTCTATCACAAGCAAGTACAACCTTTTCAATGTGTCTATCCACCGATTGAGACGGCTATCTAAAACCTCATTTATATCTTTCCCTTTTTTATAAGCTTCACTTAATAACTCTGCTTCTTCGTTAAAATTGTTCCTAAACATTCTCGAAGCTTGACCAAACCAACCAATCCTTCTCCTATCAAATGCTTTCCAGTAAGCAGCTTTTTGCTCCTCAGTTTGCAGGTTTAACGTTTTAGGATTTTTTTTTATCCTAAAGTAAGCTATCTCTTTTCCTTCTTCTATGGTTCCAACAGGTAGTTTATTTCCTGCAACATAAGCTGTATCTCCGCCTGGTATTTCATCAAATCCAAGCTCTAACCTTCTATTTATTTCATTAAATGGAACTCCCATATTCCACAGTTTTTCAGCAGTTTCTACTTGTTCAGCAAAATACTTCTTTAACGCTTCAACCCCTGATAGGTCAGGATAAACCTCAATACCCTGCCCAAACTCAGGAGTAAGTACCAAATTTATTCCACTTTGAAGGTCCTCAAGTAGTGGTATTATTGTATCAAGCCAAAATATTGCCCTTGCCTCTTTCATATTGGCGTAGGGAGTTTTCTCGGTTAACCCTACAAGTGGTGGAGGTACTTGAAAAATTGCACAGATTTCAGTAGCAGTCATTTTCCTTGAATTTATAAAATCCATCTCTGCAGGCGATAGACTCATCTGTTGCCAAGTTGCTCCACCATCAAGCACCCATGGATTTCTTGCATTAGTAGAACCTTGGTGCTGCTCCCTCAGTTTTTCTCTTGCTGCTTGCCACTGGGCATTTGTAAGAAAATCTTTAAAAGAAAATACCCCGTCTGTTATAGCTCTATTTTGAAGCGCTATCTTATTCCAATTTACTGCCTCAACATCTGTATCTACAGTTTTTGCTCCTGCCTGGAGAGGCGCAAGCCCCCAATAAGGATTATCAGGGTCACAAAACATAAAATGAATTATATCTGCTGAATCTATATCCCTTACAATGTTTCCATCTTTATACGTATACTTTAATATAAACTCAGTTCTTGAAGGTACCGGTCTTATTGAATCAGGATGATACGGCCAGAGTTCAACAACTATTCTATTTACTCTTACCTTCCCCCAGATACCATTGCCTCCAAGATAGAGATGAGTAACCAGCCTTTCAAATAAATTCTGCCCACTCATCCAAGGATTTGGTTTTCTTAAAAGTTCCTCCAGTGGACTGTTTTCTATATCTTCTTTTGTGTTTGCATCTCTTACTTTCCAAGGAACACTCGCTACTGCTTTCATAATCTTATATATACATGCATAAACCCATGTGGAGGACTTAAAGCCGTACTTTATTGCTCTCTTTGTACTCCAGTCCGTCCATACAGGCCTTCCCGAATACCATGATGGTAGTAGTTCTGAAAGCTTGTAACTTTTTGTGTTAAATCTAAATAAAAATTTAACTCTATCTAAAAAATTCATCAATCAAATACCCTTCCTATATGAATTTCATGCCTCTCACCAAGCATCAACTCTGTTAACCCCCAAACTAAACTATCTACTCTATCAGGGCTCTCCGTTGATTCCGGGAGAAACGAGCACATTTGGTCTTCTAAATCAGGGAACTCACCAACATGCTTTACTTTGCCTTGTTCATAGAGAGCTGAAACTGGCTCTGCTCTAACTCTTTTACCCCTGCTTGCTCTTACAGCCTTATAAGAAACATTAGGGTCAACAGTTCTTAACACAGTCTCAATCAAATCTCCTCCGTTATTCACCTCACCAATAATTCTATCTGCCTTCCACTTATAAAAAGCTTTAACTGCTCTTCCACACCAAACATCCGGAGACGCTCTCAAAGACAAATCATCAAGTACATACCCATACCCGTCTGTCCCTAAACCTGTAACAGTAATTCCAGTTTCATCGGAATCATCCTTACTGGTTACAGCCGGGTCAATAGCGACCACAACTCGAACTAAATCTGGATGACTCTTGACTCTAGCATCTTCTATCATCTTTCTTGTCCACAAAGCTCCGGGTAAATCTTCAAGTAGTTCAGCATATAGCTCCTGTTTACCAAGTCTTGTACCTTCATACTTTGAGATTATCTTCTCAAAGAACAGAGGAGGGAGATTCGCCTTGTTATCATAAGTCGAACCACCTGTAACAACTGTAGATTTTGACTTTAGGAGCTCTCTGAGAATCCTAACAGGTTTCGGAGTTGCTGTAACAACCGCCTGAGGATTCGAACCAAGCCTTAAACCAAGTAAGGCCATGTCCCAAGCCTCAGGATACTTCCAGGAAGCAAACTCATCCGCCCATATCTTATGGTGCTGTGGACCTCTAAGCCTTTCGGGTTCTTCTGCTGAATAAGTAATCGCCATAACTCCATTAGGCCAAATCAAACGGCGTTTTGAAGGCTCATAAACAGGCCTGAAATTTGGTGGAGAAATGGACATAATCCCTGATTCTCCTTCAACCATAACATCTCTAACATCTGCCGCTGTAGGCCCAATTAACCCTAGTCTATCTCCTGAACGTCCTGATTCTGCTTGAGCTCTTATCCATTCAGCTCCTACTCTTGTCTTTCCCCAACCTCGCCCTGCCATAACAAGCCAAACTGACCAAGGTTCTGGTGGTGGGAGTTGTTCTGGACGTGCCCAGAATCTCCAAGTGTACATCAGCTTATCTATTTCTTCACCGCTCAACCTATCAATATACTTATCCCTCTCTTTTGGATTCATCCGAGCTATCTTTGTTATCAGGCTCTCTGTCATCCTTTACCCTCTCTGCTATTGCTGACAGGAGTTCTTTTAGAGCACTGCGCTTCTCTGAGATTTCAACCTTCAAAGGCTCTTCAGTTTCAAGTGTAAGCTTTTCTCTCTTACCCCATCTAACATAACTTCTCTTTTCCAAAAAGTCTTTAATCGCGTGCCAATCTCGAGGCCCTTGTTTAAGCCACTGCTTAACCAGTCTATCCTCGCATTCAGCTTCAGCTTTTAAAACCGCATTATACAACTCTCGGTATTTCCCGGACTTAGCCTCCATCCCTTTTAACATCCAAGCCCGGAAGCGTGGATAACTTACACCTACGCACGCGCATGCTGTATAATAAAAATTTCCATCTCTTATATATTTAACTAACTTTTCCTGTACCTCTGGGGTCAACTTGCTTGGTCTCCCTCCTGGCATATAACCTCCTCAGTATCTTAATCACATCTCTTCTTACCCATCTATCTCTACCCTGGATAATATACTCCAACGATTCTACTTGGTCCTTGGTCCAAGGATATCTGAGTACCCTGTTGATAAACCAAAGTTCTTCAGCCCTCCTAATTCCATACTCTTCAACTTTAGAGTACTCGAATGAGGGGCTGAAAAATTGAGTGGAGAAATCACGGTTTGAACCTGGAAAAAGGCGGAAGTAGAGCCAGTACTGCCTGCGAAATAATCTACATAAATCCCATTTTGAGGCCATACTTCTCCTCCGTTCATAATAATACCCTAATATCCATCAAAAATCAACCCTTTTTTTGAAATTTTTGAAAAACGTCAGCAAATAACCAGCTATTATAAACATTAACACAAGTATTAATACAACTATTCTTTCGAAAGAATACATGTTTTAATACTTTAGAGCTGATAATAACTGATAATAACTGATAATAACTGATAATAACTGAAAATTCGTTTGAAATTCGTTTGAAATTCGTTTGAAGGGAAAAAAATTTGATTTTGAGCTTCAAACGAATTTCAAACGAATGGAAAAACCTTAGCATATCATAGGTGTTAGTTTCTTTTGATTTCAAACGAATTTCAAACTCGTTCGAAAAATTCGTTTGATATAGAGGGTATATATAATATACCCTCTATATCAAACGAATTCAAACGCAAAATGATTTTTACCCCTTGACATTAGTTTAAAAAATCTATAAAATTAAAGCATGAGACAATTAAATGTTCCTATAGAAGAAAATCTATACCGTGAGTTTAAAGCCTCTGTAGCGCTACGAGGAACAACTATTTCACAAGCAATCAAAGAGGCTATCGAACTCTGGTTATCAAAAGAAGAAAGCAAATAAATGGTAACAGTAGAATTCCGAGATACAAAGCCTTTATGGTATCGTTTCTACACCCACTACCATATAGAGCTTGGAGAACCGAATGAAAAAGGATGGGTAAACTTCAACTGCCCTCTTCCTACGCATCCTAAAAAAGATACTGGCAAAAAAGGAGGAGTTTGCCTGTTTACCGGCCAGTTTAAGTGTTGGAATACCAATTGCCAAGAAGCCTATATGGCAAAACTAGCCACTAACAGCGAAACACTTTCAGCAGCTGAGTTCCTTATGCTAACTCAAGACCTCCCTAGGTCTGAAGCCAACCAAATTGTTGAAAGTTTTCGGGTCTCTGAAATTGGTGAACAACCTGAGAAAACCCATATTGACCCGTTTACAAAAGCATACAGTCCTCTTGCTCATTGGAACCAAGTAGTAGCTAAAGCTCAACAAGCACTATCACCTGATTTAGATATTGTTAGAGAGTATATGTCCTCTAGAGGCCTCCTGTTTGAAACCCTGAAAGAAGCAGGAGTTGGTTATCTATCCTCGGAGGATAACAATGGAGGACAGGAATGTCTCCTTTTTCCATATACTCAAAACAAAACAGTTGTCGGAATTCGTGCTCGCTCATTTAGTGGAGCAAAATCAGGAGTCAAAAACAGCTATGCAACCTTATATCAACTTGATTCAATCCTGGAAACAAAATCTCAAACGGTTGTACTCTGCGAAGGAGAAACAGATACTCTAGTTACAAAACAAATACTCAAAAAATACGGTTATGGAGAAATACCAGTTCTTGGGATTCCTGGAAATTACTTCAAACTTGAATGGGCAAGACACCTCTCACTATTTACCCGTATAATAGTTATTGCACAAACTGATAAAGCCTCCAGAAGGCTTGTTTACAACATTCAAACCGCAGATACTGAACTAGCTACCAAATGCGAGATAGTCTACCCACCGTTTGGTCCTTTGAGTCACGGAAAAGATGTAGCAGACTTTGTAATGCTGGATAAGAAAAACGAAAAAGTATTAGTCGAGCTCCTGGGACTGTCAACAGAGGATATCGAACCTATTCCCAGGCTCATACCACCGAGCAGAGTTCTCAAAGAAGCCGAAAAAGACGTTTCCTGGATTATTCCCGAGTTGATTGAAAGAGGAACTAAAGTGTTGTTGGTTGGAGAACCTAAGACTTTTAAAACTTGGATTTCACTCCAGTTGTTGGTCTCTATTATATATAAAGAGCCGTTTCTCGGAGTTGAGACTTGGACTCCTACCCAAGAAAATCTAAAAGCCCTTCTTGTTGAAGAAGAAGGGTCCTTGGTTAGACTGGCCCAGAGACTCAAAAAGCTTATAGGAAACAGGCCTATTCCAGAGAATTCTTTTAGGGTAGTTTATCGGCAAAGTACCCTGCTTGATAACGAAAAATCATTTAGCCAGCTAAGGCAGGATTGTTTGAGAGTAAGACCTGATATAATAATTTTAGACCCTTATCATTCTCTTCATCTTCAAGATGAAAACTCAGCTCAAGGAGTAGCAGTAGTAATGCGTAGTGTAAATCTACTGCTGAGAGCACTTCCTAAAACCACAATCTTTATTATCCATCACACTCCTAAAGGAGGTAAAGGTGCTAGAGGAAGTGGAGCATTGTGGGGAAGTGTTGATATGAAATTAGAAGTAAGAAAACTAGAATCTGGAAATATAAAGCTGGATATAGAAGGGAGAGACTTTATTGAGGATGAGAGCCAAAATTATGAGTTTATGTTTGATAGGAAAACCGGTAAACACCGACTAACTGATGTAATTGTTACCACTGAGGGTAGAAGGAGACTCACCAGACAAGAAGCCATAGCGACCGATGTCTTATCACTGTTCCAGAGAGAACCCGAGAGGTGGTTTGTTATAGAAGAGGTTCAGGAAATACTTAATTTGAGCGCTTACTCAACCCGGACTTCAATTTCCACGCTTTACGAGAAACAAAGAATTCTAAGAAGAGGAGAAGGTACCAAAAATAATCCGTATGAATATAAATTTTTGCAATAGGGGTTGATTTTTGATTTATCTTTATTATAATTATAAAATATAATAGAAAACTAAAAGGAGGTTAAAGTGGGCGAGTCAAAAAGAATAGTTGAAATAGCAGGTGTTAAAATGGAGGTTGATTTAAGAGAAGCAAAAACACTAGAAAGCTATAAGGTGGGCGATAATGTAAAAGTGCTGATTAGAAAATATAATGATAATTATGAGAGTTATCCTGGAGTGATTGTTGGTTTTGATGCATTTGAGAAATTACCGACAATTATAATCGCTTACCTCACAGAAGGTTATGACCCTGATTTAAAATTTGCTTACCTTAATGAACAGAGTAAAGATATTGAAATCACTCATGCACAGCCAGAAGAGGTAATACTTAAAAAAGAGGATGTGATTTCTCAATTTGATAAGAAAATCAGCGAGAAAGAGCTAGAACTCACCGAGATAAAGAAAAAGAAAGATTATTTCATTAAATATTTTAACCAATACTTTAGGAAATAAGTATGAACGAAATATATGTAATAACAATGAACTGGTGGCAATTAGCTTTATTTACAATTGCGATTGAAATTTTGGGTGTAGCTATATATGAGTTGCTACCAAGAGCATTACGAAAATTTTTAGATAGGCTGGATAGTGAAGAAAGTGAGGAGAAATGAAATGGAACAATATTTAGTAACCAAAGAAGATATAAGAAGTTTATTTAATGAGTTTATAAGAGCAGGAATA